TTACGCCAGTTTTAAACCAGCCTGATTTCCTCCTTGTGTCGTATTTGTGTCGCTAGCGCCAAAAATGGCGTCAATTTTCCGTGCGTGTTCGGTCAGGTGGTTCGGCGCCAGGTGAGCATAACGACGCACCATCTCGATACTCTCCCATCCTCCCATTTCCTGCAAAACAGAAAGCGGGACGCCGGACTGGATCAGCCAACTCGCCCAGGTGTGCCGGAGGTCGTGAAAACGGAAATCCTCGATCCCCGCTTTTTTCAACCCGGCGCGCCAGGCGTTATTGTCATCCACCCGCATTTTTCTAACTGCGGGCGTCAGTGTCCCATCAGGGCGATGCTTTGCCGTGGTGTGAACGAATACCCACCGGGAATGCTTCCCTATCTGATCCCTTAACACCCTGCATGCGGTATCATTCAGAGCTACGCCAATCGCCTTGCCCGCTTTTGCGTTCTCTGGATTTACCCATGCAACCTTTCTCTGCATATCGACCTGCTGCCACTCAAGCCCGATGATGTTTGAGCGGCGCAGGCCGGTTGCCAGTGCAAATATCACCACTGGCTTAATGCTCTCCGGCATGCAATCGATCAACCGCTCAGCTTCTTCTCTGGTCAGCCACCGTATCCGCTTACTGATCGGCTTGCGGGTTTTGATAACAGGCGCTGTTTTTATCCAGCCCCAGTCATTCGCTGCGGCCCTGAGAAGGGAGCGAATGAAGGAAAGGTGCTGCGCCTTCGTAGCCTGCGAAACCTGCCGTGGTTTGTACTCCGGTATCGGCTTACCCTTCCTCAACGCGGCATCACGTTTACTCTCCCACACCTGCAGGTGCTTACGGTTGATCATCCCGTTAACGGCTTCATGAACTTCCTCCGCCGTTATCTTCGAGACATCACGACCGGAAAAATGCTGCAGCCAAAACTCAATTTTGGTTTTGTCATCATCCAGCGATCGCTTATGGTCCTTTTCCCGCAGCCACCGGATGCAGCACTCTTCGAAGGTTCTGACGGGCAGGTCGCCGATCTGGTCAACCCTCCACGCTTCCGCCTTCAGCTTGTCGTGGAGCTCCTGAGCCTGCTTTTTGTCCCCCGTTCCAAGAGATCGCCTAACTCTTTTTCCTGACGGCGTAAAGAAATGACAGTGCCACACGCCGCCCCTGAGGGTGATTGACATAAAACTTCTCCTTTATGTTCACCTGCGTTCGCGATGACAGGATCGCGCGGGGTTTTCAAATATGCAATACACGCCGCCTCGGTCGTTCTGTACTTGTTGCCGACCTTGCGGCCGGCGAGCTCTCCAGAATCAATCAGGCGGTAGATCACTCGCGCCGACACGATGAGCAAATCGGCGGCCTGCTGTGCTGTTATCGGTTTGTCAGATGCCATATCACCTCCGATGCTTACCGCGTAATTCCTCTTCTTCTTGACAGTCAGCGCAGCGCTGGCAGCCCGCCACCAGTTCCCGGCGCCGCTCGGGTATCTCTTCCCCGCAGTCGCGGCAGTGAGTAGCCGATACCGCCGCATGGTTGATGCGACATTTCGCAATGGCGGCTTCCCGCTGGAGTTCCTCTAACTCGTTGGCCTGATCGATGATTTCTGCGCTCATGCTGCACCTTCCAGTTCATCAGGCAGCTCAATTTCATCGCCAAACTTTGCGAAGACGACGGCGCGGCACACAGCTACGCGTGGGTTGTCTGCAATGAGCCCGCGGCGACGTCCTGGTGCTACAAGCTCATTAACACCAACCCAGTGATAAGCTTTTCCTGTTGCCGGGTCTGCTGACTGGTAACAGCTGATTGAAAAGCTCTCCATCATAGGGCCGCTTTGAGCCATTCCGTTGAAGGGCTCCAAGTGAACCACACATCGCGCTCTTCAAACCAAAGACACCCGGTATCAGCTTCAAAATCTACCTTCTGACCGGTTGCTAGTGCTGCCGCATAATCAAGCTGGATGCCTACTAAATCTTTCGTTTTAATCTTCATGCTGCACCGCCTTGGCCGCCGACTAAAAATAAACAGTCTTTTTTATGCTCGTTACAAGACCAGACCACTTCGTCATCACCACGGAAAACATTTAATTCCACCGTGGTTTTAAACTTCGCAACTGCACCGCACTTGCATTTGGCAGAGGTATTTTTGCTTTTGGCGGCAACACTGCCGACTCTTGGGTATTTGCTCATGATTCCACTCCATACCGCCCATTCATGCGGCCAATAACACTGACAAATTTCACCAGGCTGACACCCATCGGCTTTACCTTCTCGTAGTGCTTGCGAAGGATAGGGGGGCATACAGCGTTCCACTTCGGTTTAGGCTTTACGCTCATCGCTTTGGTTATCTCTTCTGCGCAGCGACGAGCCTGTGCGCGGAGAGCGTTTTCTTTTTCTTCTGGCGTCATGCTGCCTCCCGCTTCTTATTGAGGTGGGGTGCATTCGAAAGGAAAACGGCCTTTGCAAAGCCCAGAGGCGTGGCGCTGCGAATGTTGGCGCGCTCGTCGCTGGGCGGGCATTCGTGAATGCGGTTGTCCGGATACCAGTCGCGGATCAGGTTCTCCCCCTGATAGTGAAACACTTCCAACGCCTTTTTCTTCGACACCATTCGGCCAAAGCGCTGTTTCACACGCTCGATTGCCTGCGACACCTGCGGGTGCATGTTCTCTGCCGGCGCTTTGAAGCCGTTACCCGTCCAGAGGCATGTCTGCTTCGTGTAGTTGTCATCCGCGCACAGCCCAGTGAACTGGTAGGGATGGAACGTGTAATCGGCCGAGCCGAAGATGCTACTGAACACGCTCACCGGGTTTTCGAATGCCCACGGGCAGCCAGCCGCCAGGCCAACCATCCTGCATTGCTCAGCGACCAGCGCGGCTTTGGCCTGGAAATACGGGTCTTTGGCACGCTTGGACTCGAACCAGCGGGAGCCGGAAACCGCCACGTCCGTGCATGGCGGAAACCCGATGACGATGACGACGTTCTCAGAGCGGATGATCTGAGATAACCGCGGCATCGCCTCAAGGATGGTCGCCGATATGCGCTCAACAGGACCATCAATCGAAGTTTCATGGTGCTGCGGGTCCACCAGTACGGCGCGATAACCTGCTTCGATCCATGGCTCAGCCATGACGCCAGTGATATCGCACAGGCATATAATGGTTCCTTTGCTCATGCTGCCTCCAGAGTGCCGATCCGCTTTAACTCAGCCAGCGATACAGACGTGATGATGTGTCGTGGACTGATGAACGGTCGCCAGATAAACAGGAGCGAGCCTTTTGGGTTACTCTGGCGCTTGCCTGTAACGGATGCCGGAACAAACTGGACGCGACCGCCGGTTATCAGCCGCAGTTCATCAGCTGACTGCATAGCCGATATAAACCAGCTGGTAGAGATGTCAGCCGGTAACAGCATCACTACAGCCTGAGACTGCGCTCTGGATTGCTCGGCAGCCTTTTCTACCCATGGCCCGATATCGGAATAGGGCGGGTTACACCAGATCGCGCCGTGTGACGTCCAGTCGCTGCTCAGCGAGTCATCCAGCTCAGTGAGGTAATGAGCGCAAAGCGCATTACTCTCAGAGGCTGCAGCATCCAGCCAGAAGCCAAACTCGCGGTCGAGCGCGTTGAAAATTTCAATCGGCGTTTGCCAGTAGTCACGTTCATTTTTTGGAGTTTTCGATCCGCCGAAATCAGTCATTGCGCACCTCGTTTCGTGTCTGCCTTTCTCATGCGGCATGGTCGTGGTTTTTTATGCTGGAAATCTCTTTATCCAGCTCATCCAGGAACTTTTTCACTTCGGACTCAATCTCATTTGCCAGTGCTTCGTCGAAGTGAATGCGCTTTTTGAAATAGGCTAGGTCTGGCGGTAGACGATCGTCGAAACTAACGAAATCACACCATTTACGCCCTGTGCACATCATCTGAGCGTGCATCTGCAGCAGGTACTGGCGTTTTGGTTCGCCAGTTTTTAAGGTCTCAAGATGAGTCCAGGTGTTGGGGCACTTAATTTCGATAAGCCCATCGTCATTAACAAGCCCATCAGGGCTTGCTGCGAATCCTGGTATAGTTGGGTGATCGATAAGCCCCACCTCAGTGATTTCGGCATCGAACTCATTCAGCGCATACATCTCGCGCGCTACCGGCTCTAGTTCTGTTCCGCGTATCATTGCAGCGTTGGAGAAACCTTCTTCAAGCTTCCCGGTGAGGCGCTGGCAAATCAGCTCAGCCATGTAGTTCTGCCGGCTTGCTGCATAGCCAGACTTGGTTCTGGCCATGACGTCAGCAAGGCGGCTGGCTGTAACTTTTCCGCAGCGAGCGGCAAACCATTCTGGGGTGCGTTGTTCCATCATTTATCCTCCGTCGCTGCGGCATCGACAGGTTCTGCGTTGTCGACTGCAAGGCTCATGTCATACATGCGGCGCTTCTCAACCGCGCCGATAACCTGTTTCTCTTCTGCGCTCAACGCCACCCAGAATTCCTGATACTTAACGGTTCCAAGGCGTGCGGCAGACTCGCCTTTTGCGATCAGTTCCGGGCGACGACCATCCGACTCATGCCCTACATGAACCTCTGTCGTACTCCCTTCAATGACACGCTCGGCTTCGTCCTGATCGAAGATGCCAGCAAACCCAAATGCGAGACGCGCACACTGGATCAGCGTCTTGTGACGAAGCATACGGGTAGGGTGGGACTGCCATGGCTGAGTGTTGCGTTTGCACTCTCCCATGTACTCAGTAACGATGGTCGGGTGTGTCCGGTCTTTCCGGTATATCTTGCAGGTACACGCGCCTTCTTCCTTGTCGTAGGCAAACTCCATTCCATCAAACTGAGGATGTTCGTTGATGATTCGAGCCCAGCCGTCAACGCCGACTACAGGAACAATTCCACCTTTATCCGGGAATGCATAAATCTCTTTTGTCCACGGGTTCAGTCCGTACTGATTGGCGACGATAAGCAGCGCCGTGAACTGCTCATCAGTGACATTCCCACCCTTAAATGCTGTATTTTTCAGAGTGTTCATCAGGTCAGTTCCGGCATCCATGCCGAGGCGGGAGGCAAGCTTCCCGGCCATTGTAGAAAGTGCTGTGCTCATAGAATTCCCCTCAAAGTTAAAACGGGCAGCCGGTGCGGTGATCCCAGTCGTATTCCGCCTGGGCGTAAGCTATTGCTGTGCGCAAGTCGTTGTATACCTCGCCAGCCTTAACGCTACGGAGGCCTTCATATGGAAACGCCTTGGACGATGCAGACTGGCGTAGCGCCGCGTAAGGGTCCTCTGGAAGGCTGTCAAAGACCTCTTTTGCCCGATCTTCAATCCACTTTTCCTTCTCTTCGGACAGCGTTTGTTCAGCCCACTTACGCTCTTCGATCACGTCATATGCGCGGTATGCGTTCATAACTCGCTCCTGAAATTTGGTTGTGAAACGCCCGGCACCGTATTGGCTGCCTGATAGCTCAGTTAAATTCTTCGTTTCGATTACCGGCTGAGACCTTGTCCCAACCCGTTCAGATAAACTTCAACCAGCAAGTCGGTTGTGTAAGTCCGCTCAATCCCGCGATGCAGGTACAGGCGGCCGCGTTTATTTGCTGATGCTGTCCAGGTGCTTTCCCGATGTTTAACGAGCATCCCTGGCAGAACGGCGCCGCGGTTAACGGTCTGTGTCCCGTAATGATGACTAACCATTGAACACCCCCGTAACGTGCAGAATTTTGATAATCAACGCTGTCCAGATAACGCCGCAGATCAGCAGGCAGTAAATCAGTGAACGAATGCCTTGTTTGCTCATTTGCCACCCCAGCATGCGAAGCTAAAAAAAAGGACAGCAACCAAAAACGGAACGACCTTTAACCAAAAATTACGCCATGCAGGCTTGTCTTCTTCGCGGATCATCTCTTCACCTTTGCCTTAAAGCCGGCCAGCTGAGCGTTGTTACGATTACCCGGCGTTGCCGGTGTTGTTTGGATGAGGTGATAATACTCCGGGTATTATTTTATATCAATACCGCTAGTATTATAATATTTAATAAAAATACTAAATGTATGATTTTAAAGTTAATTTATTTTTGTAAAGAGTGCTGTTATGCTCAAAAAAACATCAGTAAGGGTGGCGGCATGTCAAATGAGAATGAGTTTTTCGCAGAAATGCACCCGCAGATTGCGCAGGTTATCGGGATAGCGGTTATGCAGCTGCTGGTTGAGAAGCGCGAGCCATCAAGAGAGGCGCTGACCTGCCCCCAGGATTAGATACAACGCTCACTTAGTAATGTCGGATCCTTCACTATCAGAATTACCCTTTCTCCAGGCCGCCGCAAATTCAGACGGCGTCTGATAATTCAGCGCGGAGTGCGGGCGGCACTCATTATAATCCTGACGCCATTCACTGATGGTTTTCCTGGCATGACTGACGTCACTGAACCAGTGTTCATTCAGGCATTCATCGCGAAAGCGTCCGTTAAAACTCTCAATAAATCCGTTCTGTGTCGGCTTGCCGGGCTGGATAAGTCGCAGCTCCACGCCATGCTCAAAGGCCCATTGATCGAGTGCGCGGCAGGTAAATTCCGGGCCCTGATCCGTTCTTATCGTCGCCGGATAGCCGCGAAACAGCGCAATGCTGTCCAGAATACGCGTGACCTGCACGCCTGAAATCCCAAAGGCAACAGTGACCGTCAGGCATTCCTTCGTGAAGTCGTCTACGCAGGTAAGGCACTTGATCCTGCGACCGGTGGCCAATGCGTCCATGACGAAATCCATCGACCAGGTCAGATTGGGCGCCGCCGGACGGAGCAGCGGCAGACGTTCTGTTGCCAGCCCTTTACGACGTCTTCTGCGTTTTACGCCCAGGCCACTGAGGTGATAAAGCCTGTACACGCGCTTATGATTAACATGCAGCCCTTCACGGCGCAGCAACTGCCAGATGCGACGGTAGCCAAAACGCCTGCGCTCCAGTGCCAGCTCAGTGATGCGCCCCGATAAATGCGCATCTGCAGCCGGGCGCTGAGCCTCATAGCGGCAGGTCGACAGGGATAAACCCGTGAGCCTGCAGGCACGACGTTGCGACAGACCGGTCGCATCACATATCAACATCACGGCTTCCCGCTTCTGGTCTGTCGTCAGTACTTTCGCCCAAGAGCCACCTGAAGCGCCTCTTTATCCAGCATGGCTTCGGCAAGCAGCTTCTTGAGTCTGGCGTTCTCTTCCTCAAGCGACTTCAGGCGCTTAACCTCAGGCACCTCCATACCGCCATACTTCTTACGCCAGGTGTAAAACGTGGCATCGGAAATGGCGTGCTTGCGGCAGAGTTCACGGGCGGATACCCCGGCTTCAGCCTCGCGGAGAATACTGATGATCTGTTGGTCGGAAAAACGCTTCTTCATGGGGATGTCCTCATGTGGCTTATGAAGACATTACTAACATCGGGGTGTACTAATCAACTGGGAGCAGGTCACCGCTGATAGAGATGATTCAGGTGTTGTGGCAGGGGGGCCAGGTAGAACTGGCTGTGGAGCTGGCACTGGACGTGCTGATGCTGAGGGAAGAGTAGGGCAGTAAAAACCCGGCGCGGTGACCGGGTTTATGGTTTTTTGAGGTATAAATTAATGAGAAATGTTATCACGGGCATGGCGATCGAAATGAATAATATCCCCAGCAGCCAAGACTTCACTCCGTCGACTTTCGAGTCTACAAAATCCTTGCCTGCCTTGGCTGTTAAGTTCGCATCGATATCTATAAGCTTCTGTAATACAACTTTAATGTCAGAGTTTGCACTTGCTGTATTCGTTGCAATGCCTTTCAGTTCTGACTTTATGTCAGACACATCCGTTTTGATGTGAGCAACTTCGGCTTCAAGAACTGCTAACCGTGTTTCCATATTGTCTCCCCCACCAAGTGTTGTTGAGGAAGTATCGCTTGAAATGCTAGATGTGACAAGCTTTCCTGGATTATCTCCAAAAGTGGAAGCACATATGGCCATGATGGCGGTAGCTCGTTCCTGCGTCGTTGACGAAAACTCAATGCCAACGGAGGCGCCTGTTTCATCGCTGTAAGCTACAAACAAATTGCCAGTTTTCTTTGACGGGGGAACGTGTGTTCCAATAGTCATAGCTAGCTTCCTGTTATTTTTTTTCTTCGAATATACCTTTTAAAGAATCATAAAACTTCTTAGCCTTTTGTTGGCTAATTGTGATCATGGCAACTTTTCTTTTCTCAAGATTGGTGATGTTGAGGGTACCTTCTTCAAAGCCCACTACCGGGTAGTTATCCATAAAAATTAAGGTCATGACCTCCTCGCCATCAAGGTTTGTACCTACCGTGACAACTGAGTCAGCTCGTCCTTGAAAAAAGTTCGACGCTTCTGGGACATCGCCAGTTGCTAACATTTTTATATCGCGAGTGCTCATTTCTATCCCCCTTCATGTAACGATTAAATTAATTTATCTCATGCGGTGTGCCGACCATCACCCAAACACCTCATCAGGCCACCATAAGCACGATAGCAACAACCGAGAGCAAAGTAACCACGCCTACTATCAGATATTCTCTCATCACCCAAACACCTCATCAGGCCACTGGTTGGCTAACCATGCTTTCTGTATGTTTGCGGCATGCTGCTGATCACACAAGTCTCAACTTAGTTTCTACAGCCACACCAATGATCCGGCAATTCCCATTGATGGGAACCAATGGCCATTGAGGGTTTAAGCCCTTCAGGTACTTCTGGTCACCATCAATGATCAGTTTTTTGAATGTCGCCTCGTTTGATTCCGAGAGTTTTGCAATAACGAGACTTCCGTTGACCGGCTCCCTTCCGGTATCAAAAAGAACATATGTACCCTCTGGTATGCTGAGCCCGACCGGGGCAGTCATGGATTCCCCCTCGACCAACAACCAGAACGCATCCCCCTGGATGTGAGCGTCTGATTCGAGCCATAGATCGATATCTTTAAGTGCATACGGCTCGCACGCTTCCGACCAATGCCCAGCCTGAATCTTGCTTAATACAGGGTATTTAATGCCTGGGGTGTACTGGCCTACATACTTGGCATTCGATGTAGCGGCAGCACTCATTGCAGATATTTCTTTCGCAAGGCTGGGGCTAAAATCAGAGACATCCACCTGGAGGGCTCTGGCAAAAACAGCAGCCACGGCAGCATTAAGGGCATTCCTGCCATTCAAGTAATGCCCAACGCCACCCTGAGATATGTCTAGCATGTCAGCTATTGATTGCTGTGTTATCCCAAGCTCTTTTTTCTTGGCTTCATAGAGGGCTTTCAGCCTTTCTGCGTCAGCGATCTGAGCCGATGTCAGTGTCTTTTTCTTTTCCATTTTCAAATAGTAATACCAATGCTCTTATTTTAAAAATACTTGCGGTATTGCAATGTTTAATACTTGTGGTATTGTTTGCTCATGAGTTGATAGGAGCTAACCACATGAAAATTTCTTTAGCTGAATACGTTGACGAAGTTGGACAGGCAAGAGCTGCTGATGCCATCGGCGTTCACCAGACCGCAATTAGTAAAGCTATCCGGGTAGGACGGAAGATTTTCGTTAACACCCTGCCTGATGGAAAAATTAAGGCTGAAGAGATCAAGCCTTTCCCACATAACAGAAATCCTGATTAAACAAAGCTGAATTGAGCAGTCAGCGGGTTCTGACTGAGTAATTCAGCCATTCCAAACAACACCAGAGGAAGTATTGCAGATGGAGAATTCAACAGCACGAAACAAACACCAGGCCAGGAATATTGAGTCATGGCTGCATAACCAAATCGCAATGAAGGGGACGACCAATGTGGCCAATGCCATGGGTCTTACAAAGTCGAGCATCAGTAAATGGAAGGAAACCTGGATTCCGAAAATAGCGATGTTACTGGCGGTCTTGGAGTGGGGAGTGGTCGATGACGATATGTCTCGACTGGCGAAAGAAGTAGCAAGCCTGCTTAGAAAAGAGATGGCCCCAAAGTGCTCGCAACACTTTGAGGCCTGATGCGAATTAACTGGATCAATTCACAGGAGTAATTATGCCTGGTAAATCTGTAAGAGTAAACAATCCGGAGGTAGCACGTGAGCATGTCACTTATGGCGAAAGCAATGGTGGTCAAAGTGGGAAACTCACTGCGTAAGCTCGTTCTTATCAAGCTGGCCGACAACGCCAATGACAAGGGTGAATGCTGGCCTTCGTATCAACATATTGCCGACCAGTGCGAATGCAGCAAATCCGCTGTTCGCAACCATATTGATGCGCTTGAGGATATGGGGCTACTCAAGCGTGAAAATCGCGTTGGGGTTAACAACGGGAAGGGTAATACATCCAACGTGTATTATCTGAACCTGGATGCCACCCCTATGCCTTCAAAAAGCACAGGGGTATGCCATGAAATAGCACCCCCTATGCCATCTGATGGCACACCCCCTATGCCACCAGATGGCACCAGAACCAGTCACTCTTTTGAACCAGTCACTGAACCAGACTCTCTCTCTGCGCGAGGGCAGTTTATCAGCGAGGCTGCAAAGCGACGGATCGGGATTTCACCCAACGGGGAGATACCTTTCCCTCCTGCCTTCAAGCCATCGGCAGATCACATTGCGATTGCCTCGGAGAAAGGGATCAACATTGAAACCGAGTTGCTGAACTTTCGTGATTATCACCAGGCCCGCGGCACAAAGCTGATCGACTGGAACTCGGCATTCCGGGTATGGCTCAGGAACGCGAGAGTTAATCCGCTTTCCGGGCGCCAGAGAAGCGAACCTGATTCCCCACACTGGAACAGCCCTGAAGGCTGGAAGGACTTCATATGACCGCTCAGCTTATGACCGCGATCAGCAATCGCGATGGTGATGCGCTGGCCAGAATGGCCGCAGGGAGCACGGAGCCGCAGAGGCTTCTCGATTTCGAAGCTGAAAGGCTGGTTGACTCTCTGTTCCGTCAGCTGAAGCAGATCTTCCCGGCCTCTACCCAGACTAACCTGCGGACCGATGCCGAAGAGAAGACAGCAAAGCGCCAGTGGATTGCTGCTTTTGCCGAAAACGGAATCCGCACCCGTGAGCAGTTATCCGCCGGCGTACGCCATGCGAGAGCCAGTGAATCGCCGTTCTGGCCATCGCCTGGCCAGTTCATCAAGTGGTGCAAGGACAGCGGCACTGTGCTCGGTGTGACCCTTGTCGACGCGATGAACGAGTTCCACCGCTACAGCCGTGAAAAAGGGCTGCATACCGGCGGTGCTGAGCGCTTCCCATGGTCTCACCCTGTCATGTACTGGGTTGTCACCGATACCCGGCGAGCAATGTACCAGCGCCAGCTCAGCGAGGCAGAAACCGAGAAATATGCCGCTAAAAAGCTGGAAGACTGGGCGCTGAAAGTCGCCGCCGGAGAACAAATACCGTCGCCGGTACTGGCTCTGGAGAACAACCAGGAAGCCATTCCGACAAACCATGTCAGCCGGCAGCAGGGGTTTCACCCTGAAGGCAAAAGCTTCGGATGTATGCCAAGCGCGGCATCGCTCGGTGCGTTAACTCCGGCTCAGTGGCTGCGGGATGAATACCTACGCGGGAAAGAGAGAGGGCTTATCTGATGAAAAAGAACTCTGGCAAACAAGCCGTTATTAACTTCATCGGCCAGCATCCTGGCTGCAGCTTTCAGGATATCCGCCGCGGTACCGGCCTTGACTCTTCAGTGGTCAATTCCTCCCTGTGGCAGATGCACCGTGACGGCCAGGTTAAGCGTGAGGGTGAGTGCAGGAGCTATCGGTACACCCTGATCGACACGACAGCCGTAACAGAAAGCGATCCGTCTGTTCAGTATCGCCAGCGTCCTGGCGGCGTAAACCCAATGACTAACCTGTTTAACCAGTGCCTGGCGGGAGTAAGAAAATGAAAAACGAAATCGAACAGATTGCACAGCAAAACGATATGAGCATTGAATTCGTAACCTGGTTCTTTAACGAGAAGAAGGTGGGGTGCGGAAATGTCTGGTTCATGATGATGGCTGCAATGTGGGAGGGCTGGAAAGGTCGTAGCATCGAAATGGATAAGCTGGCTGCGGAGAATGTGGAGATGAAGCAGATCATTGACTCCGTAACCAACCTGGATAACGAACCTCAGTACCACGACGAAGGCATGGGGTGCGGACTGGAAGACCGAGGTATTACTGACCGGTACGATGCCTGCCGCTATGGCTGGGATGAAGCTATGGAGCGGATATACGGCGAAGTTATCCCATGTGCCGATGAGCTGGATTTTTCCGCCACCGATGCCTACCTGGCCGGGATTAAGGCTGATGGGGTGGAGGAGTTCATTGGTCGCCTGCAGCAGTGTGTCGATGAGGGTGATTTTGTAGGCGATGAAGTTGCCGTAATTGTTGGCGCTATCGACTGCGGTAAGGAGTTTTTCGAGCAGCTTCGCGAGGGGGCCGACAAATGAGCAACTTTGATACTTCATCGCAAGTTAAGGCTCGCAAGTTACATCGCTGCTGTGAGTGTCACGGCGCTATTAATCCAGGCGATACCTACGAGAAAGCGTTTATTGTCCAGGATGGCGATGCCAGCAACTTCAAGACATGCCAGAAATGCACAGAAGCACGTGACTGGCTGCTTAACGAAACTGATTGGCCTGACGATATCGACGACGAAGGTCATTCGTATTTCTTCACGATGCTGCGTGACCACCTCCGCGAGCAAGGCCGTGAAGGCGACCGCAAATACGCATTTCGCGCATATCAGCTTGTCGTCCTGATGGATAAGCGCCGCATGGCCTATGCCAACGCATACAACACAGAGACCGTGAAAATCCGCGATTCTCTTGCTCAAGGAGTCTCAGCATGACAACTGATATCACCGAACTGGCGCTGATAAAGGGCCAAAGAGTTGAAGCTCCGTATTACCTGGCTGAGTGCACCGAATGCGGGAAGATGTATTCAAGCTCGAAATTGATTGAGTCGCGCAACTATTTTGATGGCGACGCAGATTGTTATTGCCCGCACTGTAACGCTGATGATGCTGATATAGCGGATTTAGGGGGCGGCGAACAGCCTGCTGTAATGGCCTGGAACTATCAGCAGGCTCGCATTGACGCGCTGGTAGAGGCGCTGGAGAAGGCGCAGCGTGCCAACGGACACCTTCGCGAGCAGTCTGCTGAGTGGGAACGAAAGGCTATCAGCAACTTTGAGGAGTGCGCGAAGTTGAGTCAGCGAGTTGAAGAACTGGAGTCCCGCGCCGTCACTGTAGAAAACTTGCAGGAGAGCGCCTACAGAGCTGGCTTAACTGCTGGCTGGAATCTTGGGCTGGCTAATAACAACGACGGGTTCAATAAATGCCTGGCGGCTCATGCCGCGGGCATCAAGGTGGAGGCTGAGTGATGTGGATCCTCATTATCTGGATGTTCGGCGCTTATGGAAACCCGACCATCACCACCCAAGAGTTTCAAACAGAATCCGCCTGTCGAGCAGCGTTTGCCGAAGCAAAAAAGGTAAACAATGCCGACGTTTCTCTACGTGGCGTATGCACGCCCAAGGGTGACCAATGACCAAATCAACCATAACCAGAGAGCAGTTACTCGAAATTATTGAAACCGATCACGTGCAGTGCGGTGAGGCATCTTATCTAGCCCGCATGGCGCTGGCCGCAATGGACAGCGAGCCGGTTGAGATGCCTCTCGACTACCTGCAGGGACAAAAAGACGGCCTGGAATGGGCAGCCCAACTGGCAGAAGCCAATCACCCTGAGACCGGAGACTGGCTGTACGATGACCCTATCGAACTGGCAAAAGCTATTCGCAAAGGTCCAGATATGCCGCCAGCGCAGCCAGCGCCGGTAGTAGAGCGTGAGCCCATCGCGTGGCTCAATGACGCATATTTAGCTCGCGGCGTCGTTGACGGTGAGGCTGGTAGCGAAGATGCAGGCCCCGGATATATTCCAGTGTATCGCCACGCACAGCCAGCGCCTGACCGCGAGCAGATACGCAACGATCATGCCGAGTGGTCACAATCAACATTCGGTAATGTTGGCCCGATTGGTCCGCTGAAGCATCTCAGCAAAGAAGCACTGGAAGCCGCTGCCGATCCTAGCGACCTGTCGGAATGGGCTGATATGCAATTCCTATTGTGGGACGCCCAGCGACGGGCTGGTATTACAGACGAGCAGATTACCCAGGCGATGATCGAAAAACTGGCGGTGAACAAACAACGCGAGTGGCCTGCGCCAAAAGACGGTGAACCGCGGTTGCATATCAAAACGCAGCCAGCGCCGGTAATACCGGACCGCTCCATATTCGAAAAATGGTGGGAATCACAGAATGGAGCGCCCCTCGATGGCTGGGATTCGTTACGGACAACTGACGGCTATTGTGATGATGGTATTGACTGGCAGTTTGAAGCATGGAACGCCGCCATGCTCGCAGCCGCCCCGCAGGAGGTGAAAGGTGACTAATGTACGCGATGAAATCCGAGTCCTCGACCTTGACCAGTTACGCTCTCTTCGTGAGTTCGTGGGCGACCTCATAGCCAGAAAGGAGAGTGAGACACGTCGCACGGTATGGCGAGTCTGCTCTGACGGTATCTGCTACGGCAATTTCAGGGAAGAGGAATACCTCAAGGCAGTAGCGTTTCTCGCGGAGAAGGCTGCCGAAATTGACGCAGACCCGACATCAGACAGAAGAGATAGACGCATGGAGATTTTATCCCACCGAGTTATCGAGTCAGAATACGAGGGTTGGTTTGATGCCTAAATCCTCCGCAGAACGTAAAGCCTCCAGTTGAAATCAAACCCCTCTCCGGAGGGGTTTTATCGTATATGCTCATTTTGCTTTTATCCCCGGGAAGGGCGATAATTACCTCGTCAGCCTGAGCAACTGACACGATTATCCGGCGCCAAGTGGGGACACATGGCGCACAAAACCTTACAGCAATCCCTGTCACCGATGGCGAAGGCCACCGGCGATTTTCTGCATTCAGCGTTTAGCCTCTGCGGAGGTGAAGCGTGAACATTCCTCAATGCGGCATCAAACTGCACAGCGGCAACTTCAGCGCTATAGGCAAGATTCTTCAGGAGCAGCTCTCTGACGGGAAATGTCTTCGCCTGCAGGTCAAAGAGTGGCGTGAAAAACGCAGCCTGAGCCAGAACGCACTCAGTCACATGTGGTACGCGGAAATCAGCGAATACCTGATTAACTCCGGGCGTACCGACGCAACTCCTGAGTGGGTTAAGCGCAACCTCAAAAAAACCTATCTCGGCTGTGAAGAGGTGACCTACACCGACTTCATCACCGGTGAGAAAACCACAACCTGGGAGCCCCGGCATACCTCCGATCTTGATACCGGCGAAATGCACATCTTCCTGACCAAAGTAGAGGCCTGGTGCGCTCAGTTTGGTCTGGCTCTCACCATTCCAAACGGTTGCGAATATCAGCAGCTGCAGCAAAAGCAGGAGGCCTGATGAGCAGCCTTCTCGCCAAAGTAATGGAGCACGGCATCTTCCGCGTGCCGGCGCGCCGCAAACGCAAGGTCGAAGTTAAGCCTTCCGACATCCCGACCCTGAAAGACTACACCGCCAGCCTGGTCGATAAGAAGTGGCTACGCCTGAGAGCAAGGAGGCCACATGCGTAAACCAGCACGTCGTAAATGCGCCCACTGCCGCGAATGGTTCCATCCTGCCCGGGAAGGGCAGGTGGTGTGCAGTTTTGAATGCGCCAGCGCGATCGGCAAAAAACAGACAGCAAAAGCCCGGGAAGTGGCGAAGGCCAGGGCAGTGAAGCGCCAGCGCGAATCCGAGAAAGAGGGGCGCCAGCGCCGTAAAGCAAGATTGGCTGAGCTCAGACCTAACGGTTACTACAAAGCCCAGGCTCAGCAGGCATTCAACTCCTACATCCGCGCTCGTGATGCTGCTTTGCCATGCATCAGTTGCGGCGAGACCAACCCGCCTGATCTGCATGGCGGCCAGTGGGACTGCGGCCACTTCAAAACGGTCGGCGCTTACCCTGAGTTGCGTTTTGAAGAGCGCAACGCTCATAAGCAGTGCAAATCGTGCAATGCCGGGTCGGGGAAGTACACAGCCAAAGAGGCGACGGTTGCTCAGCAATACGAAGCTGGCCTGGTCGCTCGTTACGGTCAGGAGTATGTCGACTGGCTTAACGGACCCCACGAAATGACCAACTACCGCCGGGAAGACTTCATTCGTATCCGCGATGAGTACCGCGCCAAGCTCAAAGCACTGAAACAGCGGGAGGCCGCATGAGCCGTGACGTTATCGAACGCATCCGCGACCGCTGGCAAAAGCTTCGCCTCTGCCGGCACCGCGGCACCGTACTGGTTGACTACCGCATACTGAGAAATTTCGTTCGCATCTATCAGACCCTGGGAGAAGCAGTATGACAGCTCAATACTTGGAATTTGTTCGCCAGCAGCTGATAGTGGCCACCGCCGATCTGAGCGGCGCGACGAAAGGGCAACTGGTAGCCTTTGCAGAAAATGCACAATTCACCGCTACGGCGCGCAGCCGGGGAAGAAAGAAAGTAGCCGACCCGGTAACCGGCCGCATGGTAAACCCATCCAGCCCGCCAATTCCCGGGCAGCAGTCCCGCGCGAAAGGTTCATCAATCGCCCTCGTTCTGCCCGTTGAGTATTCTACGGCCAGTTGGCGCCGGGCTCTGCTCTCGCTGGAAGAGCATCAAAAAGCGTGGTTGCTGTGGAACTACAGCGAGAATATCCGCTTTGAGTATCAAGTAGCGATAACACAGTGGGCATGGGAAGAATTCCGTGATCAACTCGGCGCTAAGAAAGTGGCCGGCAAGACGATGGAACGGCTGAAGAAACTGATATGGCTGGCGGCGCAGGACGTGAAAGCAGAGCTGGCGGGTAAGTATGTATATCAGCACCAGGACCTTGCAGCCCTGTGTGGTGTTAAGCCTGATAACTGGTGCCATAACTACGCCGATTACTGGCGGGCTATGTGCGCCATTTTTAAGCGGCTTGATAGCGACTCTCTTCTCTGCGCTGTGAGAACACGATCACAACAAAAAGCGACTTTTTCGCAGCATGGTCTTGCAAAAGTCAATTAAATGCGTCATATTTGAGTCTACTTTGATATGCTGCCTTAACTTTAAGTGGCGGCATGAAGAATAAAAAGGCCCTGGCGGAAACGTCGGGGCTTTTGCGTTTCTGGGGGCGGGAAATGTGAAAGATAAACGGATAGACCGCGTTTACAAGCCACAGTCATGATGTGGCCCCGAGTCTCCTTGAGGGAGCCAGACGCAGGTCCAAACTGCGACATACCGCTGGTCAGGGTAATCGAGGAAAAGGGTATGACGGTAAAGCAGCGCGAACGCCAGACGCGCACCGGTTATGAGCGGCGATGAGCGACAAGGTCTCAAGGGCATGAGCGCGGCCACTGCGAGAGTGTGGTTGTGCAATCCGGTCAGGGCTCTTGGGTAGAGACGTGCTGCACGACACGTTAAAGCCCTACACGCGCAGAGTCCTGAACCAGATTGCAGGGCACAACAGGTAAGAGCATTGGGCATTTTAGGGCTGTTCCACCCTCTGATGTCGAGCCAAGCCAGTGCTCTTTCCGTTGTGGTGAATGCGTAGGCTGATACGTTAGAGACGGCACCCCTTGATGAGGACAGCGCTATCTCTGGAGAATAGTCTTGGGTACGTGTAATGCCAGAGAAAGCCGGAGATCAGCACCGGCCGCCACTCACGAAACCGAGCTGCAGCCCTAACTGGCTATCCTGAATCACCAATGATAGTTATGCTGCAGCCTTCTAAATCCCTCTACCTTGGGACCATTACGGCTACCGCGCCGTCACTTTTTACCCTTGGTATTTCTTCCCGCCTTGAGCGGGTTTTTTATTTTCAGGGTCGCGGGAGTCACCCCCGACGCTTTGTTGGTAAATCAGCCCGACGGCCCTGAACCTTTTACTGACTACAGATAGCACCCCGAACATTATCGGAGGTGGAGACTATGAAAATGCCTGACAAAATCTTTTCGGCGGCCTCGTACTGCTCGTCAGGCGGCCTGATATGCACCGGGCTGGCAAGGACCTATGACTGGTTTCATGGCCTTGACTGGAATTTTATTGCCTTGGCCAGTGGCGTGATAATCGGTGTAGCTACCTACCTGACCAATCTCTACTTTAAGCGCCGCTGGACGAAGATGTATCAGCAATCCCTCGATCGTGGCTATGGTGGCCCGCCACCGCAGGATGAATAGCGATGGCTAACCTGAAAACAAAACTCAGTGCGGCCATGCTGGCGCTTATCGCTGCTGGCGCATCAGCCCCCGTTCTCATGGATCAGTTTCTGAATGAGAAAGAGGGCAATAGCCTCACGTCATACCGCGATGGCGCCGGCATATGGACGATATGTCGTGGAGCTACCCGGGTAGATGGAAGACCTGTAACCCAGGGAATGAAGTTAACCCAGGCCAAATGCGATCAGGTGAATGCCGTCGAGCGCAATAAGGCGCTGGCATGGGTAGATCAGAATGTGCGGGTTCGTCTGACGCCTCCTCAAAAGGTCGGAATTGCCAGTTTCTGCCCCTATAACATCGGGCCCGGTAAGTGCTTTCCTTCTACTTTCTACCGCAAGTTGAATGACGGTGACCGTAAAGGCGCCTGCGCTGAAATTCGCAGGTGGATTTTTGATGGCGGAAAAGATTGCCGCGTGCGTTCCAACAATTGTTATGGCCAGGTCTCTCGCCGTGATCAGGAAAGCGCACTGGCATGTTGGGGGATAGATGAATGAGCCGATTGGCAGCTATTATCAGCGCCATTGTGATCTGCCTGGTTGTTTGCCTTGGGTGGCTGGCAATGCATTACCACAACGCTGCTGCTGAGCAGAAAACCAGAGCCGAAAGCGCCGAGCAGCAGGTAAACTCAGCTCAGGCGATCACATCCAACGTTCTGACCACCATGACCATCTTCAACACCATCTCCGAGGCCAATCAGCATGCAAAAGAGCAGATCGCACTGGACGCATCGGGAGCCTCGGCTGATATCCGGGTTGCTGTTGCGAATGATGATTGCACTAATCGCCCTGTGCCTGCTGGCGCAGTTAAGCGGCTGCAGCAATACGCGAACGGTCTACGTCAAAGTGCCGGTGGTCCCGTTACCAGCCAGCCTGACGGCTGACACCCCGCAACCGGAAATCCCTGACAACCTGACGTGGGGCCAGAGCCTTGATTTAAACGTCAGTCTGCTATCAGCGCTGGGGCAGTGCAACCGTGATAAGGCTGACATCAGGCAGGCAGAATCAAAACGCCAGTAGGGCATTACAGAGCCACTTCAAGAGGTGGCTCGATAATGTCACAACGAGGTAAGCCATGTGCGCACTACTGGAACTCTGACGGCGGAAATTACGTTTCGCCCATACATGAAGCCGCTGCTCATCCTTTCAGTGCTTTTGCGCTGGGGCTGGCTCACTAAGAAGTGTATCCGGATTGGCCCAGTGATTGAGAAGAAGGCGTAATTATAAAATTCTGCAAATGGTGCATTAAAAGCGCCATTGACAGAGTTTTATGTAAGTTTGTTGATGCCTCGGTGTCGAAATTACCGAGCAAGTATCTTCAGTGTCTAGAGGATTGTTCTGCATGACTGAAAATGACAATCGCAGACCATACCCTCCCGTCAACTTCACTGGCGAAAACTGGCTGCCGTATACCCGGCTGATCCCTGCTGCCGAAATAGGCGAATGGGTAAACCAGAACATCCTCTCCGAAGAGGGCCGAATCCATAACCCTGACCATACGCACTTGGTCGATGCTGATGTGGCATTCATGTGGGCTTCTGGCTCATTCGCCAAAAGCGGCCGCATTGTGCTTGGTCAGTGTGAGCAGGTAATGATGCGCGCCGGCGGCTGGCAGAAATCCCGCATGGAGCAGCAGATGCATGAATGGTTCGGTCGTATACCGAAGTTCATCATCACCCTGGCTGCTGACTACTGCGAGCAATGTAACGATCTGGAGTTCTGCGCACTGGTAGAGCATGAGCTTTACCACATCGCCCAGGCTACCGATGACTATGGCGCGCCGAAGTTCAACAAAGAGACCGGGATGCCGGTGCTCAAACTTCGCGGCCATGACGTCGAGGAGTTCGTCGGAGTGGTCCGGCGTTACGGCGCAAGCAAAGACGTGCAGGAAATGGTGGATGCGGCGAACAGGCCGGCGGAGGTTGCTCATATCGATGTTGCCAGAGCTTGCGGGACGTGCATGCTGAAACTGGCGTGATTTTATACTGCTTTATACGGACGGTGGGTTATGGCTGCACTAAAACCAGAAGTGAGAGCCTTTATCGTTCAAGAGCTCGCTTGCTTTGATACGCCATCCCAAATCGTCGAGTCTGTACAAAAAGAATTCAAGGTTCAGGTGACGCGCCAGCAGGTGGCATCGCATGACCCGACAAAGGTGGCTGGGAAAGGTTTGGCTCAAAAATGGGTCGACCTCTTCAACCATACCCGTGACCGCTTTCTCAACGAAATCTCCGACATCCCGATCGCCAACAAAGCCTACCGCCTGCGCGTCCTGCAGCGGATGTCGACGACTGCCGAAGGTATGAAAAACCTCGGCATGACAGCTCAGTTACTGGAGCAGGCGGCAAAAGAGGTTGGCGACGCCTACAGCAACAAGCAAAAGGTCGAGCTGACCGGTAAAGACGGCGGCCCGCTGAATCAGGTGACGTACACCGCTGAAGACTATGCGAAGGCCCAGCAGAAGCTGGAGGGAAGGTTAGAAGGGCTGGACTGATATGAGCGGAATTATCGAATGGGATGACCTGTCATTCCCGGAACGCGTGATCATCCGTTCTAAGTCCACGAAGTCATTCCTGAACTTCACGAGGATATGGTTCGAGCTCATTCAGGGTGATCGGCTGCTGGTCAACTGGCATCATCGCCTGATGGCTTCGAAAATTGATGATCTGCTTGCCGGGCGGCTTGTCCCGCGAAATCTCATCATCAACATCCCGCCCGGCGGTACGAAAACAGAGTTCTTCTCCATCCACTTCCCGGCGTATGTCAACGCCCTGGTGCAGGAGAAGCGGCTTAAACGCTTTCGCAACCTGAATATCTCTTTTGCTGACACGCTGGTAAAGCGTAACAGCCGGCGCACCCGCGACATTATCGCCAGCCGCGAATACCAGGAGTTCTGGCCCTGCTCGTTTGGTGTCAACCAGGCGGAAGAGTGGGAGATAAAGGACGAACGAGGGCGCTCAATAGGGCAAACGGTATCTCGTTCAAGCAACGGGCAGATCACCGGCGGCCGTGGTGGCTACTACGGACCAGAGTTCTCCGGCATGGTGATGCTGGACGACTACAACAAGCCCGTGGACATGCTCAGCGAGTCCCGGCGCAAAAGTGCGAATACGCTGCTGGTAAACACCATACGCTCACGCCGCGGCGATAAGTCGAAAGAACACCCGACGCCATTTGTAAGCATCCAGCAGCGCCTGCACACCGACGACGCGACGGGATTCATGCTTGCCGGCGGAATGGGCGTGCCTTTTCACCATGTCGCCATACCGGCCATGATCGACGAGAAGTACATTCAGTCGCTCGATGAGCCATGGCGTTCTCTCTGCTGGGAAACAGTCAAAGATACCGATTCTGTGGTCGTGGGTGGCGTTCGCTACTGGTCTTACTGGCCACAGATGGAAGACGTCAACGACCTCCTGCAGCTGTGGGAAAAGGATCGCTATACCTTCCTGTCGCAATACCAGCAAAACCCGATGGCGCTGACTGGCGGGATCATCGACACCAGCTGGTTCAGAACGTACACCACGCTGCCGAAGCTTACGCATCGTGCTGTGTACGTCGATACGAACAGCGGCAAGGTAGAGGACTGGCTGGATTACACCGTGTTTACGCTGGCTGGCATGGGCGTGGACGGGAATCTTTACATCATCGATGTCGTGCGCGGTCGATGGGACCCGGAGGACCTCCTGAAGAAAGCGGAAGAGGTTTGGGAGAAATGGCGCCTGTCTGGCTCCATGCGGGTTATGCCGCTGCGTCATATGGCCATTGAAGAGAAGCAGGCCGGTCAGGGCCTCATCACCACCCTGAAAAAGCGTAGCCAGACGCCCGGGCAACTCGCTATCCCGGTAAGGGAAATTCCCCGTGGAACCGGGCAGAACAAGCTTGTTCGCTGCCTGAACGTTATTCCGCAAATCAAAACCGGGAAAGTCTTTGTCCCCGCAACGCACACCGACGACGGCCAGAAACTATCCAGCATCTTCTACGAAGACGGGACGATCGCAGCCTCTACAGACTGGGTGCTGACGGCGATGACGGAATGCGCCGCTTTCTCCGCTGATGACAGTCACGACAACGACGACATCCTTGACACCTGGATGGACGCAATCGACGACAACCTGATTTCCGGCCCGCAGCCGATGGTTATCGACCCGAATCAACTCAGGAGAATTTAAGTGTGGTGGTTTAAAAAGAAAGAAGTCGCCGCGCCTGAGCCGGCTAAAGAACCTGAAGCGCCGAAAGTCGGGATCAGGCCCGAGGCCGTGGCCGAAGTCCACGCATTACCGAAAAGAGAGTTTCAGCGCTACGAGCCGCCGAAAGGGGTAATCCCCGAGGCTATCAAAAGCGCCATTCTGGCAATGGACTCCACGCCTTACGACGATCTCAATGCTGCGTATGGCGGTTATGGCTACGGCGACTTCGAGAGTTTCCCAGGCTATCCGTACTTAGCCACGCTGGCGCAGAAACCTGAATATCGCAAGATGGTGGGCACCATTGCGGAAGAAATGACCCGTAAATGGATAAAGCTCAAAACCGTCGGCGATGAAGACAAAGCGGATCGGGTAAAGAAACTCGAAGAGGCCATGAAGCGGTTTAAGGTGCGTGAGCGCTTTAAAGAGGCCGCAGAGCATGATGGCTACTTCGGCGGCGGTCAGATTTACATCGACGTTCGTTCGCCGCGGGGAATCTCCGCATGGATGGACGACAATGAGCTGCAATCGAAGCTCTTCATGAGCGACAAGAAGATCACGAAAGGCAGCCTCCAGGGTTTCCGGGTAATTGAGCCTATCTGGACCTACCCGGGGATTTATAACTCCGACAACCCTCTGAGCCCGGATTTCTACAAGCCGACGCAGTGGTTTGTCATGGGCCGGACCGTACATGCAAGCCGGATGATTGATTTCGTCTCGCGGCAGGTTCCTGACCTGCTGAAGGCATCGTATAACTTTCGCGGCCTGTCTCTCTCGCAGATCGCCGAGCCTTACGTGAATAACTGGCTACGTACCCGCGACAGCGTCAGCGACATGATTCACTCGTTCTCTGTTCCGGTAATCGGAACAAATATGAGCACGATTCTGCAGGGCGGGGCGGCAGATGGCCTTCTGGCAAGGCTTGATGTCTTCAACCGATGCCGTGATAACCGTGGCGCATTCGCAAAAGACAACAACCCTACCCAGCCAGAAACGGTTGAGTTCGTTAACGCCCCGCTTAACGGTCTGGATGCTCTGCAGGCACAGTCGCAGGAGCACATGTCTGCGGTTTCGAGCATCCCGCTCGTCAAGCTGCTGGGCATCACTCCAAATGGCCTTAACGCAACGTCTGACGGCGAAATCCGCGTTTTCTACGACTACATTCACGCTCTGCAGCAGTCTGTTTTTAAAGACAACCTGAAGCGTGTGATGGATATCATTCAGCTCTCTGAGTTTGGCGACATTGACGATGGCATAACCTTCGACTTTGAGCCGCTGTACGAAATGAGTGCTAAAGAGCGGGCGGAAATTCGCAAAGTAGACGCTGACACGGACGCTGTCTATGTTGCCGCCAGCGTGCTCTCTGGCAACGAAGTCCGCGAAAAAATCGCCGGTGACCCGGACTCGCCCTATCACTCTCTGGACCTGAATGATGACCTCGAAATCGAAGAAGACTACGACGAAGAGGAAGAAACAGACCCTGACGATAAGGGCGGTTCATCCTAACGCTGGCGTCGAAGCATGGTACCGCCGACAGCTTGATAAGCAGGTGCAGGAAATGCAGGCATCTGTTGTCTACTGGCTGTCGGCAAACTATCGGGCCAGCGGCGCGGCTGTTGCCATGGATGCATCACCTGCAGTGATGATGCGGAATGCCATGCATAAACTGGCTAAGCGCTGGACGCGGCGGTTTGATGACATGGCGCAAAAGCTGGCCGACAGGTTCGCTAACGACGCCATGAAAAACGCTGATACTTCACTGGCCACAGCCTTCAAAGATGCGGGGTTTACTGTCGAGTTCAAAATGACCTCGCAGATGAATAACGCTCTTCAGGCGACCATCGCCGAGAATGTCGGCCTTATCCGATCCATCCCCGAGAAGTATTTCACCCAGGTTGAGGGGCTGGTTATGCGGTCGGTAGCGCGTGGGCGCGACCTGTCCTATCTCACCGATGAACTCCAGAAGCGATACGGGATTACCCGGCGCCGTGCGGCGTTCATTGCCCGAGATCAGAACAACAAGGCCACCTCAGTCGTTCAGTCTGCGCGTCAGCAGGCGCTAGGCATTACCCAGGGTATATGGAAGCACTCCCATGCAGGTAAAAAGCCTCGCCAGTCCCATGTAAAAGCCAATGGCAAGCTGTTCGATCTCTCGGAAGGGATGCTCATTGATGGCGAGCACATCATGCCAGGCGAATTACCAAATTGTCGTTGCACCTGGGAGGCTGTCATTCCAGGGCTTTCAAAACAGGATTGAGCAATGAACCCCACAGAGTGCTTAGCTTTCGATCGCGCCTCTGTGCGCACCATCGACGCAAATGGCCGCCTTCAGATTTCACGAACGAATATCAGCAAGGCAAACGTCAATGCCTACTATGGGCGCGAGATACCAGGAAGCGAAGAGCTTGGGCTCGAACCCAACAAGCTTTATCGGCTTTGGCGCCACCCGGACGAGCTCCGGAAAGCAGCCAAAACCTTCAATAACATCCCCGTGCTCAGCAAGCACATCCCCGATTTTCCCACTGACCCGCCCAATGAATTTCGTGTTGGCGTGACGCACTCCAATGCGGAGTTTGACGGCACGTATCTCACGGTTGGTATGTCGATCTGGGATAACAGCGCGATTGCTGGAATTGAGAGCGGAGAGCAGCGAGAGCTATCTGCATCGTACAAGTACGTCGCAGACATGACCCCGGGTGTCACCCCTGACGGCGAGCCTTATGACGGCGTTATGCGTGACATTTTCGGAAACCACGAAGCGCTGGTCCCTGACGGCCGCGCAGGGCCAGATGTACTGGTCGCAGATTCATTACCACCGGAGCTTAATCACATGCGTAAACATAAGGTAGCGGCGATCCGCGCCACCCTTAAGCCACTTCTGGCGCAGGATGCAGATCTGGAGGCAGAAGTCCGCAAAGCTCTTCTGGCTCTTGATGAAGCCGAAAAGGAAGACGAAAAAGAAAACAAACCCGCCGACGACGAAGACGACGACGAGAAGGATAAGAAAAAAACGGCGGACGATGAGGACGACGACGAGAAGGATAAGAAAAAAACGGCGGACGATGAGGACGACGAAGAAGACAAGGACAAGAAGAAAACCGCCGAAGATGAAGACGATGAAGAAGACGGCAAAGTCTCCAAAACGGCGATGGACTCTGCGATTCGCCTGGCAGCCGACAGCGCAACTAAAAAGGCTGCGGAAAACTTCCGGAAAATCCGTGAAGCAGAGCAGGTTGTCCGCCCGCTGATCGGAGACGTCGTTGCCATGGACTCAGCCGAAGATGTCTATCGCACCGCGCTTGAACAGAGCGGTGTGGATATCGCCGGCGTTCACCCGTCCGCTTATCCGGCGATGGTCAAAATGGCGATCAGCCAGAAAGAAAATTCACGCCCTGTCATTGCGCAGGATTCCGCTTCCGTCAGTGAGTTCGAAAAAGCATTCCCGACCGCTGGCAAACTGAAACGAGGTTAACATGGCAGGTTTTCAGACACGAATTAACCAGTATCCGGCCCCCGGCGTCGAAGGGGCCTTTGCTGGCACCAACCCTCACGCGACCTATCAGGCTGGCGAGGGCGCTCTGGTTGCTGGTGAGGACGGCCTGACTGTCGGCCGCTTCGCCTGGGCTGTTGACGGTGTGGCTTCCAATGCCGGTAGCGGTGTTCCGTCTGGCTTTGTCCATCGTGATGGGCAGGCGTCGATCACCATCTGGCTGGGTCAGGCATCCATGCTTATCCAGCCCGGCCGCGAAATCACCCTGATGGTTGCCGGTGACTTCTGGGCCAAAACGTCAACCGCTGCCACCCGCGGGCAGAAGGTTTTTGCATCCCTGACCACCGGTGAGGTGCAAGTAGCCGCAGCCGGCGCAACCGTGGCCGGTTTTATCGAGACCGCATTCTATGCCGCAAGCGATTGTGACGCTGGCGAGCTGGTCAAAATCAGCACCTGGAGCAAGTAATGAACGAATTTCAGCGACACTACGCCGCAGCCAGCGGGAAATATGGCATTGTGCTGCCCGGCGCGAAGGACTACCTGAAGCCGGAGTTTGCGGAGAATTTCGCGCTGGCGATGGATGCCCAGCCGCAAATGGTTACTGCGAATAACGCCGGTATCCCGGCCTACTTCACGAACTACGTCGATCCGGAACTTATCCGCGTTCTCGTAACGCCGATGAAGGCCGCAGAGATTATCGGTGAAGTGAAAAAAGGCGACTGGACGACGCTGACCTCGCAGTTCCCGATCGTCGAGTCGACTGGTGAAACCAGCGCTTACGGCGACTTCAACAACAACGGCATGACGTCCGCCAACGTTAACTGGGTACCGCGCCAGTCATTCCATTATCAGACTCACACCCGATGGGGTGAGCGCGAGCTGGACATGTACGGCGCCGGGCGTATCGGCTATGCCGCCGAGCTCAATGTGGCCTCTGCACTTGTGCTGAACAAGTTCCAGAACAAGTCCTACTTCTATGGCATCGCCGGGCTGGAAAACTACGGTCTGCTCAACGATCCGTCTCTGAGCGCTCCGGTTACTCCGGCGGCGACTGGTTCCGGCGGGAGCGTTACCTGGGCAACGAAAGATGGGCAAGCTGTATATGACGACATCTCCGGCCGTCTCTATAAGCAGCTGGTATCTCAGACCAAAGGCCTCGTAGAGCGTACCGATCGCATGGTGCTCGGCATGTCGCCGGAAATGGAAGTCAACCTGACCAAGACGAACCAGTACAACGTCAACGTCACCGATCAGCTGAAGAAAAACTTCCCGAACATGCGTATCGAAACCGCTGTTGAATACAGCACCGACGCAGGCGAGCTTGTGCAGCTGATTGTTGAGCGTCTGGGTGAGCAGGACACCGCTTACGCAGCGTTCACCGAGAAGATGCGCGCCCACGCTGTCGTGGTGGAAGAGTCTTCCTGGCGGCAGAAAAAATCCGGTGGCACCTGGGGTGCAATCATTCGTCAACCGCTGGGCATTGCCAGCATGATCGGGGTGTAACATGGCCGAAACAGTAACTGTAGGATGCAAACTGCCGAACGGCCTGATCCTGGAGCAGGGCGAGTACAAAGTGGAGCTTAACGGCTCCAACTCCTCTATCGTTGTCGGCGGCTACGGCCTGACCGAAAACGTGGACAAGGAAGCCTTTGAAGCGTGGCTGGCAGTACATGCTGATCAGCCCTACGTTCGCAAAGAGCTGGTGTTTGCCCAGGCGAAAACCAGCAGCGCTCAGGCGAAAGCGAATGAAAACGCTTCGGAGAAAACTGGTCTGGAAGGTCTGGATCAGAACAACCCGGCCCCGGGCATTGAGAAGGCGGACAAAAAATAATGGCGATCGTTGTCTTTGATGTTGCCGCATTTCGTGAGCGTTATCCGGAGTTCGATGCCGTAAGTAATACGCTACTGAATGCGTACTTCACGGAGGCAACGATTTACCTGAATAACACGGACAGCAGCCCGGTAAAAGATATCTCTATCCGGGCTCTTTTCCTGAACATGCTGGTCGCGCACATTGCGGCGCTGAATTCAGGCGTAAACGGCGAAAAGGCTTCTGGTCTGGTTGGCCGTGTGGCAAGCGCATCTGAGGGGTCAGTGTCAGTATCAGCTGACGCAGGACCCTCAAGCGAAAGCTCCTGGTGGTATAAGCAGACCACTTACGGTTCAGCTTACTGGGAGGCTACTAAGCCTTACAGAACCGGGTTTTATGTCCCTGGGTCATCCCCTTCTATGTACCCGGGGCATTACAACCGCCGTTCATTCATCCGGAGGTAGCTATGGATGGAATGTCAGGCGGCGACAAGCTGATGGAGCACCTGCAGTCGATCGCAAAGGGGCTGTCCTCTGGCGATGATTTAAAGGTGGGTTTCCTTGAGGGGGCTAAGTACCCCGATGGGACGCCGGTAGCGCTTGTGGCGGCCACCAACGAATTCGGCGGTACGGTAAAAATCCCGGCGCATACCAGGGATTTGAACTTTTACGTTCGCCGCGACGGCGTTTCGCGCTTCGCAAAGCCATCAAAGGCCAATTTCGCGCAGTCAGTAATGATACCCGAGCATATCGTAACGATCCCATCCAGACCGTACTTCAGGAAGACCATTTCCGAACATGGGCCGGAGTGGGGCGGGGAACTTGGGAAACTCATGAAGGCTAACGATTTTGACGCCAGAAAAAGCCTGGCTCTGATGGGGGAGCGGATTAAGGGGCAGATTCAGTCGTCAATCATCGCCTTTTCTGAACCGCCGAACGCAAAAAGCACGGTCGACAAAAAAGGGTTTAATGACCCGTTAATCGACTCCGCTCACATGCTGAACTCGGTCGACTACGAGGTGAAAGAGTGAATCTGCATTCCATAGTGCGCAGCGCCATTAGCGCGGTCAATCCTCGCGTCGAAGCGCAAATTTATCGCTCATCCGGGCCCGTCAAAAACCCAGATTATTCGACCTCGCCTGGTTTCGATCCGCCAGTGACGATGATGGTGCAGAAGCAGGCGTTAAGTCAGGAAGATATCAGGCACATGGATAACATGAATATCCAGGGTGTACTGGTCAGCATCTGGACGGATGGCAACTGGTGCGGGATTAACAGGGATCGGCAGCAGGGTGGGGATAAGTTCGTTATCGGCAATGAAACATGGCTGGTTGTGGCTGTTCCTGAAGTCTGGCCGGACTGGACGAGGGTTATCGCATGTCAACAATTGACGTAGGCCTGCAGGTCACTGAAAGCGATCTGTTTAAGGCGACCGGCGATTTCCTTTCAGCTCTTTTCCCGGACGCAGAAGTCACGCAGACACAGCAGAACCAAACCCCAATGCCGAAAGGCGGTTTCATTACCATGACGCCGCTTTTCCTGAATGACCTCTCAACCAGTGCTGTCGATTACGAGTATGACGGCGTCAGTGATTACGGGCGGGCAGAACTTCGCCGCGTTGATGAATGGCAATGTCAGCTCGATTTCTACGGGGATCAGGCGCAAAACAATGCCACCATCTTTTCGCGCATCGCACGCTCTGAATTCGCATGCACCTGGTTCAGGGAAAATGCGAATGTCCTGGTGCCGCTTTATTCCGGCCCCCCGCGGCAAACATCGATGATCAACGGCGAGAAACAGTGGGAATCCCGCTGGACGCTTGAATTCCACGCAAACCCGCTGATTGTCGTCAGCGTTCCTCAGCAGTTTATGACAGGCGCAGATGTGATATCGCAGCCGGTCGACGTGAGATTTCCTCCGGAGAAATAATAAATGGCAATTTCGCTATCAAAAATCGCCCAGATGCTTCCCGGCGTACTGAAGGCGACAGGGACGGCTATTGATCTCAATGGCCTGTTCCTGACCGACAGCGCATACGCGCCGGTTGGTGCAGTACCCTCATTTGCCAGTGCGGATGAGGTAAAGGCGTACTTCGGCAGCGCGTCGATTGAGTACACCGCCGCGGTGCTGTATTTCGCCGCCTTCAACGGCAAAACGCAGATGCCCGGCAAGCTGTATTTTAGCCGATTCAATACTGCGGCAGTGGCTGCATTCCTTCGTTCCGGATCGCATGCCGCGACCACGCTGGCACAGCTCAAGTTGCTGAGCGGCACGCTGACTCTGACCGTCGACGGTACGGAGGAGACTTCGGCGGCTATCAACCTCAGCGGCGCGACCAGTTTTGATAATGCGGCAGAGCTGATTGAAACTGGCATTGGCTCCTCGGTTGAAGTGACCTGGGATAGCGTGCTGAAGAAATTTATCATCACCTCTGCCACCACAGGCGCGGATAGCACCATTACCTTTGCCGATGAAGGTACGCTTGCTACGGGTCTGAAACTGACCGAAGCGACCGGCGCGGTGATCTCTCAGGGTGCGGCGCCGGCAGTGGTTGACGATATCTTTACTGCCATTCTGGCCAAAGAGCAGGACTGGGTAACATTCTCCACGACGTTCGCTGTCACCAAAGACCAGGCTAATGCGTTTGCTCTCTGGACAAACAGCCAGAACCACCGCTTTTCCTATGTCCCATGGGACGCATCAGGAACGGCAATCGTGGCGGGCAGCTCGAATACACTGGTGTACGACATCATCAACACCTACGCCTATAACGACATCTGCCCGGTGTATGGTTATCCGAACCACGCAGCAAACGCTATGGGGTTTGTGGCTGCGCTGAACTTCACGCAGGCCAATGGGCGCTGTTCTCTGAATGGTCGTCAGGTGTCCGGCCTGCTGCCGATGATCAGCAACGATACTGATTACGAGGCGGCTAAGGCCAACGGCTATAACTTCTACGGCAACTATGCCTCGAATGCGGTCGAAACCAACCAGTGGGCGCCTGGCTCTATTACCGGTGATTATGCGTGGCTTGACGCCTGGGCTGGTCAGGTATGGGTAAATGCTCAGCTTCAGGCGGCTCTCGTTGCGCTGTTCCAGCAGGCGAGCAATCTGCCTTACGCAGCAGCCGGGAAAGCTCGTATTGAGTCGTGCATGAAGCCGACCATTGAGCAATTCAGGGCATGGGGTGGCATGACGGCGGGAACCGATCTTGACCAGTCGCAGATCGACCAGATTAACGCCATCGCTGGCGTCGATGTTACGGATTCGCTTCTGGCTGAAGGGTATTACGTCTATATCGGCCCGTTCACCCCGGCAATGCGCGCCGCGCGTACCAAGCCAACGGTTTACTTCTGGTACACCGACGGCGGGATCATCCAGGGTATCACCGTTAACAGCGTGGAGGTGCAGTAATGGCCGGTCAAAATATTACGTCGGCAGACGCCATCATTGAGCTGGTAATCGCTGAACTCTACCCATCCGGGTTTAACCTGGAGCAGTTCGAAGCGCAAAACATCTTCGAAATGGGTGATACCGACACGGCAGAGTACCAGCGTACTGCTGACGGTAAACTGCTGGGTGGTTTTATTTATGGTGATCTGCCGTGGACATTCCATCTGGCGGCATCATCCCCGTCGATTAAGTACATCGACAACTGGCAAACCACTCAGATGACCACGCGGTCTGTGCTGCGTGTCAATGGGACGGTGATCCTGCCATCGCTGGGCAAAAAGTACATCATGACCAACGGCATCCTGCAGCGCGCGCGCCGTATGCCGTCTGCCGGCCGTGTGCTTCAGCCGGTAACTGGACTCATCCAGTGGGAAACTGTCACCCCGGCAGACTACTCAGCGTAAACAATCAGCCCGGCCAAGTCCGGGCTTTTTTATACCAGAAATAAACCCCTGCGCGTCGCAGCGCATTTAACTCCCGAGTCTTTCAGAAAGCTGAGCCTGAGAAATGCCGTATAGGTGCGGACCTTCTCGGGGCGGCATTTCTGTGCGAACAGGCTCATCTTTCTAAAGGAAATACCGCAATGTCATACCCAACAGTTATTAACGGACTTGATTTCCGTGACCTCATTTTTGTTGCTGACAACGACCCGGCAACTGACTCGTTTATGGTGGCGAAGGCATTTGGGAAACGTCCTGACAACGTCATTCGTGATATCGAAAAAACTATTAAGGCATGCCCGGAAGAGTTCGATACAAAACTCAATTTTGAGGTTTGCTATAAAAACAATGAGTTGCAGAACGGAAAGCCGCAGAAGTTCTATCGACTCCGCAAAGATGGATTGATGCTTCTGGTTATGTCCTACACCAAAAAAGAGGCGATGCGTATTAAGATCGCCTACATCAACGCCTTCAACTGGATGTACGCGATGCTTCAGGTAGGGCGGCGCCAGTTTGAAGAAGAGCGTAACGCCGTCATGCTGGAGTTCCTGAAAGAGAAGGATGTCGCCAGTATGTCTGGTCGTCTGTTACGCCGGTGGGGGAAAGAGAAGAAGCCACAGCTACTTTCACGCATTGAGCAACTGGACAAGCAAGGTCAGTTGGCATTGCCCGGTTTTCCTGGTGCGCTTACCGAATCATGAAAACCACAAATTCGTGGTTTTTGGAATGGCCCACTACGGTGGGCTTTTTTATTGCCAGATAACTCATTCAGGAAACAAAAATGGCTCGTAAAAGCATCGTATTCACGGTTGAAGCAGATAACCGTGACAAGGGTAAGCAGTTCAAAATCACCGAAATGCCGGCGAGAAAGGCCGAAGAGTGGGCGATCCGCCTGGCGTGTGCCGTAATTGGCGCCGGCGTTACCGTTCCCGACAATATGATGATGGCCATCAGTGCTGCGGTGGCGCCGGCCCCAGCCGAGGATAACGCAGAAGCTCGCGAGCTGTACGAAAGCGTGATGGCCAGCGGTATGGCCGGACTCGCTCAGTGGGGTATCACTTCACTGGCTAAAGTTCCGTTCGCACAGTCAAAGCCTCTGCTTGATGAGTTGCTTGGCTGCGTGAAATTCCTCGGGGGCAATGGTATCGAAACAGCGCTTGTTGACGAAGGTCAGATCGAAGAAATCAGCACCTGGTCGCGCCTGAAAATCGAAGCCTTCAAACTCCATATCGCTTTTGTAGCAGCCACCGCAAGTTAGAAATCCCCTTATCCGTTCCTGAAGATTCAGATCGCGGCTTCATACAGTATGCGAATGTACCGCGCACTATTGCCGCGGTGATCTCCGGGAAGATGGCGACACTCCACGAGCTGGACACCGTATACAGCGTCCAGGATATGTGGTGGCTGATTGAAATAATGACCGTGGATAACACCAACAGAGCCATAGCAGCGGAGAGTGATCATGGCAGCAACGGTAATTGACGCCCTCCTGGTTACGCTGGGCCTTGATACTTCTCAGTTCCGAAAAGGCCAGCAGGAAGTCAGTGACGACCTGAAAAAGCAGCGCGAAGACGCCAAAAACACCGCCAAGGAAATGGCTGAGCAGGGCAAGAAAGCCGCTTCGTTCTTCAGCAGCATAAAGACGGAATTGCTGGCACTGACTGGCGTTACCGTCACTGCAGGCGGCCTGATGAGCTTTGTGAAAAGCACTACCTCAGGGCTAATGGAGTTGTCCATTCAGGCTAAATCTTTGGGGATGACAGCCAAAGAGCTTGACGGAGTGGGCAAGGCGGCAGAGGCGGCCGGTAGTTCTGTCGAGAAAATAAGTGCAGCATTGCAGGGGTTTCAGAACGCAAAGCAACTGGCTAAGGTCGGGGTGTACGATACGCCAGTGCAGGAAGCTGCAATCCGGCTTAATTCTCTGACCCATGATTCTTTCAATATCAGGGACGACTCAGCACAAACCACGTTCAGGAAAATACTGGAGTCGGCAAGGAAGGTTACCGATCCAGATATCCGCCGTCAGATTCTTCAGTTGGTTGGTATTGATGATGCTATCAATCAGCGTAACCAGGAAGGCAAATTCCTGACTGATGTTGATCGCCTAACAAAAAGTTCCGGCATTACAGACGCCTCAACCAAAGGCGCAAAGGAATTTACAGCCGCATGGGCGGAGCTGGGGCAAAATCTCGACACGGTAAAAAACCAGATTTACGTGGGCTTGATACCAACCATTCGCGATCTGAATGGTCTCCTCATAGAGTGGTCGTCTGGTAACGCAAAATCCTCTTCATTCTTCAAAGAGCTGAAGCGGGACATTAACGACATTACTGGTATTGACCTTGGTAGCTGGACGCTATCAGGCGATCTGCGCAACCTCAAAGATAACTTTTCCATGCTCGGAAAAGTGCTAAACCACCTGGGTAACGCTTTAAACGAGCTCAATAACGGCAACTTCTCCAAGGCTGCCGATGAATTTAAAAAGGCGTGGTACGGCACTGAAGACGGAAAGCCTACCGGTAATGATGCGCTGCCCGGAGTGACCAAGGCAGCCGAGCAGGCGCTGAAGAAAAACGGCGGCACACTGGATTTTAAACCTGATCAGGACTCTGCGTATCTAAGCCCGCAGCAGCAGGCAACGCAGAAAATGCTGGATGCAGTTAAGTTTCAGCCGCTTCCTGAACAGCGCAGGCAGCAGCAGGATGAAAGAGACTACTGGGAAAGCACCAAAAATCTCCTTTCAAAAATCGCTGACGCCCTGATCTCTCCAGCTGGCGCGGCAACAATGCAGCCAGATACCTCGGGATACCAGCCAAATGTCCCGCTTAACGCGCAGGCCGCTCGCCTTGGCGCTAAAGGAAAGGCATTTCTTCAGGCAATGGCCGGCGAATTTGGGGCTCTGGAAGGTAAATATGGACTTCCTGCCGGTCTGCTGTCTTCGGTATCTGCTACTGAATCAGGTGGGGACCCGTTAGCAGTATCCCCCAAAGGGGCAAAAGGCCCATTCCAGTTTATGGATGGAACTGCCAGAGACCTGGGTTTGAAGGGGATGGACGTTTATGACCCCCACAAGTCAGCTGATGCCGCTGCAAGATACCTGCGCTATCTGCTGGATGCTACTGGTGGCGATCTGGAAAAAGCTCTTGCCTCCTATAACTGGGGTCTCGGAAACGTCCAGAAGAAAGGCATGGATAACCTACCGTCGGAAACTCGCAATTACGTCCCTAAAGTCATGGCCGGAATGCGCCCCGGCGCCGGGATGGCCGTAGACCGAGCGATGCCCGGGCAGTCCGGTGCGACTTATCAGTTTTATGGCACCAAAATCACCACCCAGGCCCAGAACGTGGAACAGCTTACCAGCGACATCAAAAAGCACGGCGACAACCGTGTCATGCTTTTGGCTGGCTACTCAGGACAATAACTCATGTCGTTTTCTCTGAATGTCTCGACAGTGCTATCCGCCATTCAGGGAGGAAGCCTGTTATCCGTCCTTAACAGCGCTCTGTCGCCAACTTACCGGATCACCTATAACACCGTTGACGAGTCGCTTTTGACGGCTGCAGCCGGGCAGGAGGTTTTCTCTCCTTCCGGCTGGGTTAGCGTTGATCGCTACGGTGATGCGGCGGTGACTAAGGGGCCGGTAGAAAAGGGCCGGTACACGTCCTACAACAAAGTGAAACAGCCGTCTGAACTCAGGATCATTTTTGCCCTTGAGGGATGGACGGCTTTTTCCGGGTCACTGCCTAACCTGACCAATTTCTCTCTGCTAAGCCGGAACAATTTCATTCAGAAACTGGATGAGATGAAAAACACGGCCAGCACCTACAACATCGAGACACCGGATACGGTGTATTACAGCTACGATCTGACCCACTTCGATTACTTTGTGGGTTCGTATCGCGGGCAGACGTTGTTGATGGCGAACTGCACTTTCGAGGAGATCATGGACGGCGGGGAGGTCATGCTTTCAAATGCTGTTATTGAAGGGCCGCCGACGAGCAACGCGAAAACCAATAATGGCACCGCAGCCTCAACGCAGGTTATCACCGGGGCGACGAAAGAGGTGACATTGAGCGATGTTAAGAATGCCTGGTCAAGTGCAGATACAACCTTATCAGACGCTCTCCAGACAACCGGGGCGGCGATTGTGTCTAACGTTAACTCGGCGGCCGAGTCGGTCTCTAAGGCGTGGGACAGCTCTTCTACTGCGGTTTCTAAGCAGATAAAAAGCACTACTTCCGACTTTTTGAAAAAGGTGATGTGAAATGCAGGAAATTAGCTTATCACCGTCACTATCCCAAAAGGTGTATGTCACGCTTGGCGGCCAGAACTGCGCCATCAAGCTTCATCAGCGATCTACCGGGTTTTACGCCGATCTGTATGTCGATGACAAGCCGATATTTCAGGGCGTTCTCTGCCTGAACTGCGTTTACCTGGTTCGGTATAAATATCTGGGGTTCAGTGGCGATCTGGTTTTCGTTGACTCGAAAGGTACCGCCGATCCGTATTACGACGAAATCGGCACCAGATTCAAGCTGTATTATGCGAAGAGCAGTGAGGTCGGCAGATGAGTTACAAGGAGAGAGAGCTTACCGTATCGTTCACGCTGGCCAACGGTACGTTTGACGGCGACATTGGCGACACCTTGACGGTTAAAGGTTTCAAGTGTGAGGCGGCTATATCAGCATTTGGCGGCGCTACCGGAACGATTCTTGAACTTAGCCTCTGGGGACTTTCCCTGGAAAACATGTCAAAGTTGACAACCAACGCGCAAAAGATAGTCGCTTATGCGCAGAACTTAATTGTCGTTTACGCCGGCGACACCCGTGTTTTTTCCGGTTCAATAACATCTGCCAGGATTAACCTGAATCAGATGCCCGATGCACCGATTGAGATAACCGCAGCGGCGGCCGGCAGGGAGCGCCTGATCCCATGTGAGCCTACATCCATTCGCGGCGATGCTGATGTTGCTGATATGATTCGTGCTCTTGCCTTTAAGGTTGGTTTAAAGTTCGTTAACGTGGACGTTAAGGCTACTCATCGAAATCCATATTTCGATGACAACGCAATAATCCAAATATTAAAAATTGCGGCAGCGCATGACATATCTGTTGATATAGATTTTGGCACTGTCACAATTTATACAGGTAAAACACCATCGGATTCAGTTGTTCCTTTAATTTCGCCAGAGCATGGACTTATTGGGTATCCAATATTTTATGAGATGGGTATTAACTTTAGGTGCATTTATTCACCGGCGCTAAAATTGAATACGAAGATCATCCTCAAAACAGACTTGCCACACGCTAGCGGCGAGTGGGTGGTGCAGGCGGGGACTACCCACTATCTGTCCTGTAAAGTACCTGGTGGACTTTGGGAGACGTTTGTTGTGGCATCTCCGATATCTGTCATCGGAGGGGAAAGCAATGGCAACTAATCAAAAAGCTTCTGATATCTCCTGTCAGGGTAACGCGATCTTGTCCCTTATAGCCACGGCATCAAAGGGCAATGTTTTTGCTGATATTGTTCTGGTTAAAGATGTTGGTGATGGCGTTATGACTGTGCTACCTCTTGTTAGCGGCGCGAACGTATCCGGGGGGGAGATTAAATGTCAGGAGGTATATGACATTCCCTTCATTCGGTATCAGGCCGGGAACAGCGCGGTAAAAATGACGCCCCGCATCGGCGATATTGGTCTGGTAATCGCCTGTGACAAAGATACAACCAATGTCAGAGTATCAAGGCAAAGTGGGCCACCACCAACTCAGCGGCGCCACTCATACTCGGATGCTGTTTACATCACTGCTATCGCTAGCCTGAATGATGATCCGACGGAGCTTGCAGAGTTCACCGGTAGCGGCATAAACATCAAGAGCCCTGGCGTAGTTAACATCAACGGCATGAAAGTACACCCAGACGGGAAACTTGAGCTTGTCGATGGCTCTATCGTTGATGGGCATACTCATGGTGGGGTAGTATCAGGAGGAAGCCGAACCGATCCTCTGGGGGCGGCATAGAGGGAATAAAAATGTCGTTTTTAGTTATTGCAGCATTGTTGGGATTAATACCTGCGTTCATTGCGCAAAGTAAGGGGCGATCTTTCGGCGGTTGGTGGCTCTATGGATTCTTGCTTTTCATCGTCGCAATTATTCACGTTCTTTTCGTCCCCTCGCTTAATTCTTCTGTCGCTGCCGTAGCTGATTCTCAGGGCCCAATGAGGGACTGCCCCTACTGTGCAGAGCCAGTGAAGTATCAGGCCACAAAATGCAAACATTGTGGTAGTGAGATAGAGCCTATGCCGATCCCTGAGCCAAAATATAATGGAACTCAGATAGCATGGAGCAGAATTGCAATTTTAATTGGAGGGATTTTGTTGCTGGCTATCATTTCAGGAATCATAGGCAAATAAACCCGCTAAAAACTCAAAAATAAAAACCTCGCTTCGGCGGGGTTTTTTTATGGGCGAAATCCATGAAAACAATCTCTCTCAAACTCGATCCCGATACCTGGGATCTTGTCCTTGATGAGCTGGGTAATATCGCCACGGTTGAAAATCCCTACGCCTGCGCTCAGGACGTAGCGACGGCATGCCTGGCTATACGCGGCGAGTGCATTTATGAAAAAGACACCGGCGTTAATTATAAAGAGCTGCTGAACGTTAAGGCCAGCACAGGCGCCATGGCGGCCGCGCTTCAGGTTGAAGCGTTGCGGATGAGCTATATCGCGCGCGCTGAGCCGACGCTGATTAACAACCGCGATACGCGCCGCACTACCGGCGTTATTGCGATCGTGGATACCAACGGCCTGGATTCCAGCGTCACCCTGTGAGGAAAAAATGACGACAATCTCTACGGCGGTACCGGCCGTGACATTTTCCACCACTGGCCTTGATGTTCCAGATGAGGGAGACATTCTTGCCGGGCGTATAGCAGATATTGGTTCTGCATTCGGGACGGCGATGAGCACGAACCTCAAGACGCCGCAGGGGCAACTGGCTGTCACTGATACTGCAATCATCGCCGACAAGAACGATCAGCTTCTGGCTATCGTCAACAACATGAACCCGGACTTTTCCTCCGGCAGATTTCAGGATGGCATCGGCAGGATTTACTTCCTCGATCGCATTGCTGCTGCGGGTACGGTTGTAACGGCCACATGCTCCGGCGTACCGGGAACGGTGATCCCGGCGCAGTCCTATGCAACCGACGATAACGGTTATATGTACGTGTCCCTGGCGGCCGGAACGATTGGCGCAGACGGGACGGTAAAAATCGAGTTCCAGAACCTGACTACCGGGCCGATAGCTTGTCCCATCGGTACCCTGACAAACATCTATGTCGCGGTAAGTGGCTGGTCGAGTATCACCAACGAGACCGCGGGTGTACCGGGCTCGAATGCTGAAGGGCGATCTGCATTTGAGTATCGCCGTCGCCAGTCAGTGGCACGTAACGCCTTTAACACAGCAGCGGCTGTGCGGGCTGCTGTCCTGGAAGTCGACGGGGTGCTTGATGTTTATGTGATCGACAACAAAGAGCCCACTTCCGTCGACAAAGGTTCCACGAATTACACGCTGCTGGCCAGCTCGATTTATATCGGGGTTTATGGCGGGGCAGTGGCAGACATTGCAGCGGCCATCAATAAAAAACTTCCCCCGGGCACCGTTATGAACGGTGACACCACCGGGACCGTGCAGGATACCGAAAATTATGACGCCCCTTATCCGGAGTACACCTACAGGTGGAAAACTCTGGACGCGGTGAGTGTTCATATCAAGGTGGAATACGAGGCAAATGATGGCCTTCCGTCAGATATCAACGCGCAGATCAGAACGGTCGTCCTGAATGCCTTTACCGGCTCAGATGGCGGTACCCGGGCGCGTGCCGGCGCGCGAATTTATGGCAGCCGCTATATCGGACCCATTCAGGCGCTTGATGCACAGAACATGAACGTGCTTTCGGTCCAGATCTCTCTGGACGGAACCACCTGGTCTAGTGCGCTGACCATGGGCATTGATCAGGAACCGACCCTCGATGCAACAAACATCATAACGGAGGCGGTAAGTGAATAATGTCGACTGGACGATCTACGCGCAGTACGTGAACTCAACCAGCCTGCGGTCACTGATTGACACCTTTAACGATTCTGTAGCGCCAGAGGACTGGATAGACACGTTCTATGACCTCGTATTCAACATCGAGACCTGCGGCGATTACGGTCTGATGTGCTGGGGTAAAATCGTTGATGTAGAGCGTTTGCTGACTGTGACGCCATCCCAGCAGTTTCTGGGGTTTGGCGAAGCGACCAGCACCCCGGCAGAACTCACCGACCCTCAACCCTTTAACCAGGCGCCTTTCTATACCGGCGTGCAGGACACGAACACTGTGGTCCTGACCAATGAGGCATACCGCAAGCTGATCATGTGCAAAGCGATGGCGAACATCAGCGACTGCACCGTGCCGGTCATGAATCGCATGCTGATGTACATGTTCGGAGCCAGTGGGCGAGCTTACGTGCGTGACGATGGCAACCATGTCATGAGCTACGTATTCGAGTTCCAGCTTTCCGATTCTGAGCTGGCCATAGTGCAAAGCTCCGGAGCACTTCCTTCCCCGCCAGGGGTAAAAGTAAACATCGTTCAGGAGGTCTGAATTGAACAATTCAGCCATGCCGTCACGTCTGACGGTTGTTTTTTCTGCGAGTGGTGACAAAAACACGATCCCGGTAAATTCCACCCCTGAAACGTTAGCTGATGGCCTTGCCGCGATGGACTCAGGATTTCCTCCGCTTACCCGCATCGCTCTATCTGCTGGCGGTAAGCCGCCAAAGGGGCAGGATTTTAATGGGATTTTTAATGATGCCTATACTCGCCTTCAATGGGAGCAAGCAGGAGGTTTCTATACATTCGACTCTGCATTTTCGGCAGCTATCGGTGGATACCCAAAAGGCGCGATTCTTATCAATTCAGCCAGGGATGGATTCTGGCAAAGCACTATCGAAAATAACACGACAAATCCTGATGCTGGCGGTATTGGATGGATTAATTATTCATCAGGACGACTCCTGAACGTGCAGACATTTTTATCATCCGGCACTTATACGCCAACCCCTGGTGCTAAGTCGGTTGTTGTTGAAATGGTTGGCGGTGGTGGTGGGAGCGATGCTGCCCCAGCCACTGGAGCGGGGCAGGTGTCAATAGTTTCAGGTGGTGGGGCTGGTTCATATGCTAAGGGTAGATTTTCAATAAATTTCACCAGCATTAGCATCGTTGTTGGCGCTGGCGGGCAGGGAGGCACCGCAGCATCTCCGGTTGGCTCTGTTGGTGGTTCAAGCTCATTTGGAGCGCTAATGGTTGCGCCTGGCGGAACAAGAGGGCCGTCTGCCGGACCAGCAAATCCACCTTTTCTACCTCAGGGTAATGTCGCATCAAGCGCTCCTTCCGGTGCCAATATCATAGGCTCTCCAGGAGCCCCATCTACACCTGCATACGCTAACGCAACCCAGTCATTCCTCGGATCACCTGGGGCAAGTAGCGTTTTTGGAGGCGGGGGATGGGTGCCATCATTTGGAGATCCGGCTATTGATGGACAGGCATATGGTTCAGGCGCATCTGGTTCTTCACAAGGACCATCCTCTCCGGCAGTGAATGGCGCCCGGGGGAAAGAAGGCATCGTGATAATTTATGAATATTCATGAGAATAAAAAATGACAATCACCGAAACGCAAAAAACTGCTCAATTAGCAGCAGATGCCGCCGTTAGTGCCGCAGAAGCCAAACAATACATGCTGGAGGCTGAGCAAGGATATCAGGATACTAGTGCTGCCGCCCAGCAAGCCCAGGATGCAGCTGGATCAGCTCTTTTATCCAAGCAGAGCGCGGCTACATCAGAAGAAAATTCACTGCAATATGCAACAGAGGCGGGAGTTGCAAGAGATGAGGCTGTAACAGCAGCATCTAATGCCTCTGAATATGCACAGAATAAGTTCACGTTCTATAAGACTGCCAGCGATCCTGATGGCACCATTGCAGGGTTGGCAGCAACGACCGACGGCCAGTCGTTCTGGGTAGCCCAGGGCCCAGATGCGCTTTCCGCTGCATGGCAGTATCAAAACAAAGCAGGCGTGGCCGTATTGCAGGCGAAGCAGCCGGGTACAGCGGCCATTACAGGGACAATCCGCGAGTTTCCGACGCTGGCTGCGGCGCAGGCAGACGCAGATGCTGGCAACATACCGGTAGGATCAACTGCGTATTACCGTAGCCCCGATGATAGCGCGCTGGCTATTGAGGTTATTAACCACGGTGGAACGCTTGAGCCTACCGGGCGGAAAATGCCGTCTCAGGAATCTATTGATGGCCGGGTGTATTTATCTGAAGGGAGTGAACTAACCAGGGTTATCGCTGCTGGAAAACCTGTGCTCATACAGGATGAGCTCGGGCGTGTATACCTGGCGGGAATGGAAGCGCCGGTGCAGGAAGTTTTAGACAGAACTGATGAAACGAATAATAGCTCAGTCCACCTTAACCGGGACTCAGCAGGAAATGTGGTCTTGCTTCAGGATGAGAACGGGCAACTGTATGCCCCCGGGTTGAATGGCTCAGTGCAGGATGAGTTCGACAGAATACGCCGGAAGATAAACAGCAATCGTTCTCCTTATCTTAATGTCATGCCCGATGCTCTGGAGGCGGTGTGGCAACGAGTGGATGAGCTTGGCCGGCTTTACTTACCGGGTATGACTTCCGGCTTACAGACTCAGCTCAGCAGAAATACAGAGCGCCTGCGTGAGCTTGCGAACAACCGACAGGTTTATGATGCGCGTGATTTCGGGCTGCGTAGCGAACAGGGAGATCGAAACGAATACATCATAAACGGCGTTATCAATGCTGCCGCGCGAAATGGTGGTGGCGTGGTTTATATTCCGCCAGGTAACTGGGGGCTGCTGAACTACATTACCTCGCGTTCTGGGGTGAGCATTATTGGCGCAGGAACCGGAGCCACAATTCTGCGGCCGCGTGGTTCCTACGCCGCCATTCAGCGATTGCCGGATGACGACAGTTATCTTTCTGATTGTCTGTTCCAGGATTTCGCCATTGATGGCAGCGAGCAGACTCTGATCGGAGATACGACTTATGACAGCCGGATAAAAGGGTTTTATTTCTTTTTCTTTAAGCGCTGTTTCTTCAACCGTCTTCTGATTCAGAATACCGGCGCAACCGGGCTGGGTGTCGACTACGCCTACGACTCAACTATGACCAATATCACCACAGAGAATTGCGGACGACTGGCTCCGGCAGGACAGGCCGGGGCATCGGGAATTGGTATTGGTACAGGGGGGAACCTCGACGAACCGTTGTATATCGGTGGGACGTTCAACCGGAACAACAAAAACTTTGGCATCTTTGGCGAATGGGCGCGCAGGGATAACTCACGCAACCACAGCCGGTATAGCATCTACGCCAACAATGTTTGCACCGGAAACGGCATGGCAGGGATTGGTGACTGTGGCCTGGACGGTCTGGTGTGTATCGGAAATGACCTGACTAATAACACCGGATACGGCTTTCTACAGGATACCGGAACAATGGATGTGGTAGATGGAAGGCCGGCACCGGGCTCCCGAGGGATACTGATGGGTAACAATATCAGTCGTAATGGTAAGTCAGGGATTGGATATGAAGGCGCAGTTGTCGCCGGGAGCGGGTATCACTACAAGGACAACATCATTAATGATAATGCTGAATTCGGCATCGAAATCACGGCGGGCTCACTGGAATATAACGACGTATGGATATTCGGGAATGAGATGGCCAGGAACGGGCGGGATGGATTTCGCCTGGTGAGCGGCACCATGAAAAATGTCGATATTGAGCACAACCGAGTTTTCAACAACGGGCAGGATATTGCGAACGGTGGTGGCTCTGGTCTTGTTATAAACGGGAATATTACTGGTGGCTCCATAACCAGCAATAAATTACGTGATAATCAGAGCAGCAAAACACAGGACTACGGTTTGTGTGGCAATGGAAACCTGACCGATGTCGATATTGATGGAAACCATTATGTCGGCTTTAAAACGGCGGCTGAAAATCTCACGGGTACAAAAACTAATGTGACCTATGGTCGTAATCCAGGAAAAGAATAAGGATCTAAAATGGCTCTTGAACTGAAAAGCAACTCTGAATATAAAGGCGACCCGTCACAGCTGCCAGGGGCAAATGCTCCTATGCCAGATAATGCGTCTCTTTATCTCGACTTTAAGAACGGGCTTTATTTAGCCAGAGACATTACCACAGGCAAACTGTTCAGAAGTACGTTAATAAGTGAAATCACCAGTTTTGCTCGCGCTTCGCAAAAGACCGTCGTCGGTCCTTACGGTATTCTCCAGACCGTAGCTAATAATGAACCTGCTGTTGTTTATGATCCTGTTACCCGTAAACGGCGTGGTGTTACGTTACATAACTCCACGTCTAACAAGGCAATTTACAGCGAAGATTTCACGCAAACGGCCTGGGCGAAAACCGGAGTTACGGTGACTGCGGTAGCGGCAGTTTCACCTGACGGCAATACGTCGGCAACGCTGGTGACAGAAGGAACGAGTAACACTGTTCACACCCTGGAAGAAGTGAATGCAACGGCATCCGCAGTTGGCCAGTACCACACCTACAGTATTTATGTGAAGAAGGGAACGGCGCGATTTGTACAGCTGTATGCGCTGCCGGCATCTTCCGGGAATACGTTTGCAAACTTCGACCTCGAGAAAGGGGTGGTAGCCAAAGTATCGCCGACGGTTCAACAAGCGGGAATTGAACCGGGGCCGAATGGATACTGGCGGATCAGCATTACGATCCGTATCTATGCTACTTATCCGGCGGGCGGGGCCGGGTTGGCGTTCATCAACGATGGCGTGAACGCGGGGCTTATGCCAGCCTACGTCGGGACTGGTAAGACCGTGTATGTCTGGGGGGCACAACTGGAAGTCCGCGAAGCACCAACGCCTTATGTCCCAACATCTGGCGCGTCAGGGACGCGTGCAGCCGATACTCTGAATGCAAATAATTCAGTGACAGGATTCATGTCAGCTGATGCCGGAACTATCTACGTGGAAGCAGTGATGCCCGGCGTTAATCAGTCGCCGGTTGGTGTTCTGGAGTTAGGAAACGGATTCTTCGGCGTTGAGGCCACCGATACCAGCGCTAACTATATTGCATTTTACCAGAAGAACCTGGCGAATCAGAACGGCGTCATTTCCGCGTCTTCATACAATGCCGGTGCCAATACCAGTCTGGATACGAAAAAGGGCTCGGCGGGCGCAGGGCGTAGTTACCGGGGATTTCTGTCGTATGATGCTGCGACACTGCTTACGTACGATGAGTATGGATTAACCCAGGTCGCCGCCTCGGTTGCAGCAGCGATTTTTGGCCGCATATGTGTAGGCAGAGGGAGAAGCACCGATAAAAACCCGGATGCACTATGGTTTAACGGTACTATTCAGAAAATTGTCTACTACCCAACAAGATTAACCGAAGCGCAGATGGCTGACATCTACGATGCAGGCATTTAGCGTTATTTGACTGGTACAAAAAGAGCACGACTTGTTCTTATACAAATACCGTGGAGACGTGACGTATTTCGTTCTGAGCTTGTCGTGCTTTTTAAATTTACTTGTAACGCATTGTATTTATGCGATTTATTAATAAGTGTGCTGGTGTATATAAAATCGCCAGATAGCTTAACCACAATCGGGAAGCCATGATATGTCGAAAGGAATGGACGACTCTAAGCTGCCAATTTTGATAGAAAAAAATGCTTGCGTAAACAAGTATTAAACATGAGTATACAACTACATTAAATGTAAACTAATGTTTTTGTATGCACTTATATTAAGGAAGGTGCGAATAAGCAGGTCATTTCTTCCCAAGCTGACTCGCTGATTAAAATTTCGCGGATCTGGGCCGATTTTTTTCCCGCAAACACATCGAATCAGCCTATTTAGGCTATTTTTTCCACCATTTCTGGCGTTATTTCCGGTTTTTACTGAGATCTCTCCCACTGACGTATCATTTGGTCCACCCGAAACAGGTTGGCCAGGGTGAATAACATCGCCAGTTGGTTATCGTTTTTCAGCAGCCCCCTGTATCTGGCTTTCACGAAGCCGAACTGCCGCTTGATGATGCGAAACGGGTGCTCCACCCTGGCACGGATGCTGGCTTTCATGTATTCGATGTTGATGGCCGTTTTGTTCTTGCGCGGATGCTGCTTCAAGGTTTTTACCCTGCCGGGACGCTCGGCGATCAGCCAGTCCACATCCACCTCGGCCAGCTCCTCGCGCTGTGGCGCTCCTTGGTAGCCGGCATCGGCTGAGACAAATTGCTCCTCTCCATGAAGCAGATTACCCAGCTGATTGAGGTCATGCTCGTTGGCCGCGGTGGTGACTAGGCTGTGGGTCAGGCCACTCTTGGCATCGACACCAATGTGGGCCTTCATGCCAAAGTGCCACTGATTGCCTTTCTTGGTCTGATGCATCTCCGGATCGCGTTGCTGCTCTTTGTTCTTGGTAGAGCTGGGTGCCTCAATGATGGTGGCATCCACCAAAGTGCCTTGGGTCATCATGACGCCTGCTTCGGCCAGCCAGCGATTGATGGTCTTGAACAATTGACGGGCCAGTTGATGCTGCTCGAGCAGGTGGCGGAAATTCATGATGGTGGTGCGATCCGGCAGGGCGCTATCCAGGGATAATCGGGCAAACAGGCGCATGGAGGCGATTTCGTACAGGGCATCTTCCATGGCACCGTCGCTCAGGTTGTACCAATGCTGCATGCAGTGAATACGCAGCATGGTCTCCAGCGGATAGGGCCGTCGGCCATTGCCCGCCTTGGGATAAAACGGCTCGATGACAGCGGTCATATTCTGCCATGGCAGAATCTGCTCCATGCGGGAGAGGAAAATCTCTTTTCGGGTCTGACGGCGCTTAGTGCTGAATTCACTATCGGCGAAGGTGAGTTGATGGCTCATGATGTCCCTCTGGGATGCGCTCCGGATGAATATGATGATCTCATATCAGGAACTTGTTCGCACCTTCCTTAAGTAGGGGGTTCTTCTGTGAAATATATCAAGGAATTAGAGGGGCTACGTGGATTGATGGCCTTGTGGGTAGTTGCTGGGCACGCCTTTGCGAGTCTACCTATGTTGTCAAGCAAGATCCCGGCCAATCTTCTAAATACACAAGCTGTTGACGTATTCATAATGCTTAGTGGGTTTGTTATTTTCTTTATGATGGATAATAAACCTCAGAGCTATGGTAAATACCTGACTCAGCGTTTTTTTAGAATTTTTCCAATATATTTACTGGCGTTGATTGTTTCTTTCGTATTGATTGATTTTACTACCAGTGTTTTAACTCACGCACTCGCTGCACCCGCGACAAACGGCAGACTTGAAATAATCAATCAGTTTAATAAGGCACCATCACTGCATGCTTTTTTTCACTTGTTATTAATTCAGGGTGCAGTGCCCGTGTCAATGCTAAAAGACTCTTCATTTACTATATTAGGGCAGGCATGGAGCGTGTCCGTTGAATGGCAGTTTTACATTATTGCACCATTATTATTTATGCTAATGAATAAAATAACCAGTAAGAAAAATTGTCTTGCATTGTTTATAATTCTGATATTCATGATTGGCTATGGGAAAATAACTGATAAAGGGTTTTATGGCAACAATCTGTTTGCTTTTTCAATAGGGTATCTTACATTCTATTTTTACAAAAACATATACCCTTCAATTAACCTCGCCCAGTTAAAAATAGCATCAGCGATTGCTATATTTCTGTCGATAATTTTGCTTGGGAAGGATGCGTTTCCAGTAATAATATGGGTTGCATCATTCTACGCTGTTCTAAAAAAAGACATGTGTGGTGAACTTTCGTTTCTAGGTAAGGTACTTGACTGGAGGCCTGTGCTTTATATAGGTAGAATATCGTACTCTATATATATGGTTCATATGGTAATAGTTTTCTGTATTCTAAGTTTATTATCTGGATACAATGAACTGCCATTGTACATGTATGCCGTATTTCCAGTAAGTTGCATTGTGGTTAGCATTGCAATTTCCTCATTAACTTACAGGTACATTGAAAAACCAATGATGTCATTTGGCAAAAGAATCTCAGGCAAGCGAGTGCTACCACCAGAGATGAATAATCCTGCATAAGATATGTAAACAGCGGGAAAATCCGCTGTTTATAACATACCTTTAAAAATATAATTGAAGCGCCTTAATAGTTGTTGACGATGTGGCGTCACTTTTCAACCAACCATATGTCAGCCTCTTCAAACATCTCTTCAAGCATGCGGTTAAGCCGTTCTTTCTCGGTTTTCGTGCAGTCACTGTTTAACGCATTCGTCTGCATCGGCTTAACCTTCACTTCTGCATCCGGGAAAATGCGATGCACCCGCTTTGTAAGTTCAGTAAGTATGATTTGCTGGGCGCCAGGTAGTCCCTGGACATTGCGCTTGTCATAAACGAGCTCCACAAACATTTTAGTACCTCTTTACTGGGTTCGATTACAGTAATTATACTGTATAAATAACCAGTATCAAGGGGCGTTTAAAATGGGCTTTCCCTCACCGGCTAAAGACTATGCTGAAGGGCCACTGACAGTAGATAAAATTTGTGGCACTGGACCAAACACGAGAACCATCAAAACGGCATCAGGGTATGCCGTGATTGACGTATCGCTCAAACCGAAGCAAAGAGATACAGTTCTGATCACTTACGCGGGGCAAACCGATTTTGCAAAAATTATGGGAAGGTCGTTAATCACCAGGGATGGGGAAGCGATCGAAGGGGAAGCGCTTAACGATGTCGAGGTTAAGGGGGTTGTGACGTTTATTATCAATCGGGCGATTCAGGATGATGATGGTTGCCCAGTTATGTGATTTGAGATGTGTCGTAATTGTGGCGTGACCTAACGACACAGGAAAGACATGGAAGTCATAAAAGGACACGAAACGACACAAAACCGAATGCGAACGCGGAAAACATGTGTGATTACAGTGTGTTATTTAACGCTCTACTTTCTTCTAAGCCGTAGGTCACAGGTTCGAATCCTGTAGGGCGTGCCATACTCACTTCTCTTAGCGTCCTCTGAAGTCTACTCAACCCAGTATATACGCGGCATTTTCAAATATTCCATTACCTCAATGTCTTCTATGATTCATTGAAATCCACATTCATGTGGAGGGAGATTCCTGTTCAATGAAAGGAGATACCCCAGGTGAAGCTCGCAGCCCGCCAGGTCGATATATCTAAAACTAAGGACAAACCCTATAAGCTGTCTGATGGCGGTGGCCTTTATCACCGTTTGATGCGCGTGAGCTGGAATGCATTATTGTCAGCCAACGACACGTAACAGCAGGGGCACTTCATTACCCGCATCATGTTTTCAGACCGATAATCAGCGAGCGCTAAGCATGGCGGCTGTGGTAGGATACAGTTGCTGTCAGGAGCCCTCCTCAAAAATATTAAGGCTTGGGTAATATATGAATACTCGTTCGTTATATTGAAAGAACAGGAGCCTGATTTCATATGTCAGATATTGAACTTGAAAGATTTAAGGCAATGCTTCGTGATGAGTCTATTGATGACCTGCTAACCGCGCTTGCGTACAAGATTCCTTTGTACAGATTAGACCCATTAATCATCAGGGGGCGAACAGAGCACATCACAAATGCGGAATTAATCGAGTCGTTTGACCGATTATATCAGGCCGGAATTTTGATGACTGGTGAGAATGGTCAAGTAGTGAAGGGGCCTAAATGGGTTGAACCAGAGTTCGTGAAAATGGAGAAATACTTTCCGCATCCGCGGTAA